TCTACACCGCCGACACCGTGCAGCAGCTCCGCGCCATCGTCGAGCGTCTGGAGCGGGAAGGAGCAAAAAAATAAAAGCAAAAAAAATCCCGACGGGGTGCAAACCTTGTCGGGATAACTTCGGCTAAATTCCTAAGCGGTCAAACAAATAAATATAACCTAAAGTATAACGGCCGCCGCCAACTCACGGGCGAAACGGTGCAAAGCGTTTGTTATCTTCTCTTTCTGCGCCTGTCGCGGTTTCTTACGTCCGTGCATGTAGGCCCAAAGTTGTTTTTGATTAATGCCCGTTATACGCTCCATACCTGCAAGTGATATAAAGCTACCGTAATAATATAAAAAGCTTTCAATATCATACCGCCATGTTATTGTATATTCGCCAGCCTTCAACGGTTCGGGCCAATCCTCGCATGGCATGTTCTTTTTTATTAACTCGATGGCTTGCACGGTGTCGGCCTTGCATGCTTCCACGGTGTCACCAGCCGCCCAAATACCGGGGCAATTCTCAGAGCATGCGCCGAAACTGTCGGCACTTGCCGAAATAAGCATTATAATTTCTTTTGCCATATCTTTTATATTTATTGTTTTTTTTTAAAGGAAAGGGGCATGCCCCTTTCCTCGTTGCTGTTAAATACTCATCGCTTTCGCGATGCTCCGCCGTAATGGCTCGGGCATCTCCTTCGCTCCATGAAATGGTACAGATGGCGAGAGCTTGCCGCCCCGGCGGTAAAAATAGTGCGAGCCTTCGGCGTGGTCGAACTTCCAGCCTTTAGCCTTAATTCTTCGATGAAATTCTGCGTACTTCATTGTTATATATATTTTATTTGTTTGACATTGCAAAGGTAGTAATTTTTCTACCTTTTACCAAATGTTTTTGCAATTATTTTTGCTTTTCATCATTATTTTTTTCTTTTTACCTTTTTATATAAGCGCACGGCTACACCTCTGCGCCCTCTCATTCCGTACTATGGTGTTCGCTGCGCCTGATTGGGCGGAGCGAACACCAAAACCACCGCCGCCCCCGCTCCACCTCTGGGCGGGGTGCTCTCTGGGCATGGCGCAGGCATATTCACTACCATCAGCTACCGAGGGGATGGGCAGACGGCTTCAGCGCGGCGGGCAGTCTCGCGTCCGAAACAAGGATTTCGGGTTTGTTTTCAAAAGGCGATTGCTCTATGTATCAATTATTTAGGCTCTCCTATTGGGATGTGTTTTGCATAGGTATAACAACGCTAAAACGTTTATTGTCAACCACTTAGAGGGGCGTATTATTAATTCAAAAAAAACAAATATTGCGTTTTGCTCAGTTTTTCTACAGAAAAACGTGTAAGAAATGCTATTTTACCAACAAATTGGTACATAAACGAGCAATAAATTAAAATAAATCACTAATAATTTAGTTTATTAGACAAAAATCTCTATCTTTGCACCATTAAAACAAAATAAAACGTATAAAATAACAAAAGAATGTCAAGACCATTGCAGAAGTCGCAAAACGACAATACCATCATCAAGCAAATTATGCGCGACAAGGGCATCACTATTGACGAACTTGCCACACGTATGGGTAGGGCGAAAACGACCATTATCAACCAACTCAAGTTGTCGAACATGACCATCAGTTCGCTTGCAGCAATAGCAAAAGCATTGGACGTGGAAATAGCAGACTTGTTCCCCGTTCCAGACGGCTACGTTCATTACGAGGAACGCAGAAAAGCGAATATGTTTCCCACGCAAAAGCAAAACATCGAAAACGTTACGAAAGACGAGTTTGACCTGTTTTGCAAGTTTAAAGAGTTCATGAAAAAGGAGAGGAAAGAAGTATGATTACAAAGAGAACGTTACGTATTTTGCTACTCATTTTTGCGATGGTGTAGTAAACGAACTACGAGCAGTGCCTTTTTGCTTTCAAACACCCCACATAAAACCTCCCCGACACACTCCTTTCATCCAGAGCCATGCCGTGGAGATGATGCAGAGTCAACTCGTAGGGCTGCCCCACGAGTTGAAGAAGGGCAAAGCCTCTCTACGCCTGCCTACTGTCAAGTCTTCATTTCTCCGTTGCATCCAGGGTGGGAAACGTCATCGGATGAACCGGATGGCGGGAGCCTTCGCATGGAGAAGACTAACGATATGAAAAAAAACACATCTCTTGCTTCTGGTTCATCCGGTGGCTAAAAATATAAAACTACGAAAGTATTAACGTATAAAAATATCAAAGTATGAAAAAGATTTTCAGTTTTTTGCTCACGGCAGCTTTGCTGCTTGCCATGGGCGTGAGTGTAGCGAGCTGTAGTAGTGGCGACGATGATGGCGGCACCATCAGTGAGCGACGTGTGGAGAATTACGTTGCGGGATATAAATGATATAAAGACCACAACAAGCGCAGCGAGTACCGTTTCTACCGCAACCGCCTGGTGTCGTGCATGAGCAACGGCAAAGTCCCGTCGGGGTCGCTCACCTATGCCGAGTCAAACTTCTTCGGCACATGGGCAGTTGTAGACGGCAAGCTCGTCACCACATTCACATCGGGCGCATACGAGGGCTTCGACTGGAACTCGATACTGTACGGATCGCTCACGATAACTGAGTTACGGTCAAATTTCAAGTCAATCGAGGCTACAGCTCCAAACGGCGACCCGCATGAGTTGAGCAGCTATATGGTGAGCTACGGCACCCGCAACGACTTCGTTGACTATACCGACGCTTCCGACCACGACGGTGCTCTCATAGGCACATGGTGGACTACAGCATACGCGTCGGACGGAACATCCGCTAATTTCACAATGACGATAGGGAAAAAGGGTAAGGTTAGATTTACTGCTCCAAAAATAGACATAGACAACACCACGACTTGCACAACCAAGAACGGACACGTCGCTTTCGACATATACCTCACGCAGGGAACCGGCTCACGCTCGTATATCTATGTGAGAGAGAAGAACACAATAGTGTTCTACAACGAGGATAATGCACAGTCGGAATGGGTGTGGCAGAAAGAAGAATAACTACGTATTACGCAAATTACACGAAGACGTTATTCGTGAAATATGTGTAATTTGTAGTGGAAACAAAGAAATTTGTTGTACCTTTGCAAAGTATTTTATTAGAATTTCATATTCTATAAAGTATTTAAAATGTTAAAACTTAAAGGCTGCTATCCGTGAGGACAGCAGCTTTCTTTTGTTATGCAGGAAAGATGTCACGCGTGAAGAGGCGTTATCTTGTCACTTCGATGGTGATGCTCTCTCCTCTCTCGTCCGCAGCCCTAAGGATAGGGTAGAGCTTACGGAACGTCGCCGTTGAGTTAAGCACCTTGCCCTTCTCCTTGTTCTCGCCCACGAGGATGCAACCTTCCGTGTCTTTCGCCGTATTGCCGATGTGTATGAGTATGCCTGCATACCCGGGCACATTACACAATCTCGGTACACGTGCTCCGCAGAAGTCATACTGTCTGCGTAGACTATACTTAGGGCTTACCGTCTTCATGTCAACGAGGTATCTGCCCGTAGGGATAGCCGTCTCACCCTTTATCTTCATTCCCCGAATCTGAGCATCCGACATTGAGGATGTAAGTCCACGGTCGGTGTCTTCCAATGTATCGCAGAAAGATTTTCCGTCGATATACAGCTTACCGATAGTGTATCGGTCACGCGGAAATCTCCGCTCCAATTTCAATTTCATATTTTCATTTATTGTCAGTTGTTTTTTTTTGTTTGTCAGCTCATATTTCTTTTCCGTTTTTGTTGTTTAGTTCATCAATACTCTCGTCAGTACACACCTCAGAGTCACACCCACCGCTACGGCGATGCATCCTCTCGTCAGGTCTCCCTTGTTCCACTCTCCGTGATAGTAATGGCATCTGTCATTGTCCTCATGCACTATCAGCGCAATCAGTCCGAAACCGCCTCCGAAGAGCAGTGATATAAGAAAATATACCACCATTCCCATCCAATCCTTTCTGTTCATTTTCATAAATTCGTGTTTTATCGGGTAAATAATATCGCATACACCATCGCCATTCCTGTCAGTTCTGCTGCGAACCACGCCAACTTGCTGTCTGTTATCTTCAGGATGCCCACATAAGCCACAAGGCTCAAAGCAACTATCTCCCAACAGGTTGCCATTCCCCAGGCTACTGCGCACACTCCTGCTATCTTTACAGCAGTCTTGTGCAGCTTCGCCTCGTCACCCTTATAGTGTGGAGCGACGGCAACGAACACCAGTGCCGCGGCAGCGAGGAAGCCGAGGAATTTCCAGTCTTCGGGAGCCACCGCCACCATCACGGGCATCAGCAGTGCTGCGCTCGTCCCTATACAGGCAGTGAAGAGCGTCATTCCTCCTTCATAGGCATATTCGCTCACCACCTCCTTGGCTCCGTATTTCATCGCCATTGCGATTACGTAAGCCGTGAATATCACGCAACTCAAGAATACCATCCACATCATAGGCTCACCTCCATTTTCAGCTGCTCGGGATAGCCCTTGGTGTAGTCATAGCCAAGCACCTCTTCCACGGTGTTCAGTTCCGCCACTGCCTTCTTGTGCGCTGCCGTCACATTGAAGCACTCCAGGGCATACATCTCCAAAGCAGAGAGCAGTCCGATAGCCTTGTCGCAGTTCACTTCTATCTGCATCCCTCCGAACCACAGCGTTGTCGTCGTCTTTCCCATCGCCTTAGCAATGGAGGTGGAGTTCATCAGCCCCACACGTGTGTCCTTTTTCAGCCACACCCTCAGTCCGTTCAGCATGAAGCCGTTCACGGATGGGGAGGTGTCGTATTTGTCTATCTGTTCCAGCACCATCTTCTGTGCCGCAGCAGTCAGAGCAGCCTCCGATGTCATTCCGCCTGTCTCCAGACGCACACCGTCATACACCCACACCTTACGCATTACATCTTCGGTAGTCTCCAGTCCGTTCCCGTCAGGCATACCCATCGTTTCCGTCTCCTGCTTGCCATTCACAAGCAGCAGAACAACACCATCGCCAACAGTCAGTCTTGGCTGCGGTTTGTCAAAATAATACTTCTCCATTTTCCTTTTCGTTTTTTCGGGTTTGTAAGATATTTCTGATTATTCGCCACGTTGCACAATCCTGCACTGGGTAGAACCGCCAGAATACATAGACGTAGTAGCAAGCGAGTAGTTGCCGAACAAACACCGACGCGAACAATTTATATCAGTCGCATCGCCGCGAATACGCAAGCTTATACGGACACGGTTGTCTTTCTTTTCACTCCAATATGGTTCGGAGTAGGCATAGTAGCACTGCCAGCTCTGAAGGTTGCCACCGTTTGCAGTTAAGTATGGAGTAAAGCCGAGGCGGTCTTGTGCATATCCGCCTGAAAGGATTGGAGGACCGAAGGTTCCCACCTTGGCATATAGAGACTCAAAGCCGAAAGTTCCAAGATTCGTCTTGGTTGTTAACTCTTCTCTCACCCATTTCCTTTGGTCTGTCTCCATATAGAAATCAATATAGGCGTTTTTTAAATTCTCCTGATTATAGATGTCTCCAGTATCGAATTTTCCGGTTCCCACCAACTCCAAACCACCACCCCAATATGCGAAAATATCACCACTGAGGTTCATACCATGACAGAGACTCATACGCAGCGACAGTTCGAGGTCGTAGGTCACTTGTGTGTTGGCATCCTTGTAGCCTTTACAGATGCCTTTCTTGATATGATAAACTTTGCAGTTCATCACTCCGTCAGAAAGTTTTTCAGCATTGGGGATATTCTTGTATCGGTAGACAGCTCCGTATGCCTCAAACTCCGTGTCTTCTGCCACACCGAACTCCGTAGCCCACGATGCTGCCATCTGACTCTCCATACACTGCTCCTTCGGTCCGCCATGGTTGATGTAAAAACTAAAGTATGTCTTATCCATATTGGCATTCGCTCCAAAGTTCGGCCGACTGCCAAAATTAAAATAAGCCCAGTCTTGGGTGCCCTTCTCCTTGAAGCGCACTCCGCCTTTCTCCCTCCAATCGTTTTCATTACTAATGTTGTTGTTGCTCGATATTCCCGAACTGAAGAATGCGTTGTTGTCAAGATTCTTCGTGCCATAGAGCAGTTCCATGCAAAGGATGAATACATTTATAGAGTGATAGCCACCCTCAGCAAATGGCACCGGCGATTGTGGATTGGCATTAGACGCACGGGCATATTCCATATTCGTTATCTGGGAAATATCTTTGGTTCGCGGATATGTGCGTCCGTTGTCCACATACATCGAGCATACATCCTTTCCGTATAGACTGACGAAATTACTGGTGTTCTGGTCACCCACGGCATAGGCATAGAAGAAACTCCTTGTCTGGTTATCCACCGTAGTGACAGGACATGGCGACATTGCCGTGCCGAGCAGAGGGAATCTACCAGTGTCTATACCATCATAATTCACGGGCTTTTTGAATATTCCTGTCAGCATCTTGCCGCTGTCGCCAGTCTGTCGGTCAACAGGATAGAGGGTGTCGTATCTTCCCTTCATCACCGAATACTTCGTCTCCGTGGTCTCCCATGGCAACAACTGGCGCACCTTGTTACCCTCACCATCGTATAGGTCAACAAGTCCCAGGGAATTATAAACCTCCACTGCATCATAAGAATGTGCTCCTGCCTTGTCGGTTACGACAACACCATTTTTTAGCGTCAATGGAGTAGTGTGCTCAGCATCGGTATAGAGCTGCACGTCACACGCAGCACGCATCGCCTCCGTAATGCCCACGGTAGGTGCGAACGCTCCACTCTTGAAGCGGAAGAGATTGTTGCCCATAAGTTCGCCCACAGGGTGCGTAGCCTCTCCTGTGTTGTCGGTGTGGTCGATGAGATAGAAGTGCCAGTCGGATAAGATTTCCTTGTTGCCCTTGCAGTTCTTGAAATTTGGATCACCTGTCTTCTCATCGTTCTCTCCGACATAATAGTCTGCCGAACTCTCCATCTCGCTTCTCAGAGTCTCGATGTTCGCCTTCGTCTCGTCCACCTTCTGGTTAATCTTGCTGAGCTGCGTACACATGCTCGCAGTCATTCCGTCCCTCACAACTTTCATCGTGAGGTCGGCAACGTCAACCTTATAGCTCACCACCACCTTGATGGCACTGCGAGACTGGAAGTTTGACACAAAGCGACAATATCCGTCCTCGGGAAGCTCTGCATCGGCATTGAGCAGAGTCATCGGCTGATAGCTGCCCACGGTAGTTTGGAATGTTGCAGGCAGATAATCCACGGTCTGCCCTGTCTGGTCGTCGGTAATCACGCAGCTCTCTCCCGTCGCAGCGTCAGCATCGTATGCGTAGGTGTAAGAATGCGTCTTGCCGTCGTATGTAGCCTTCGCCGTCGCTATGCGTCCCTTCTCGTCGTATGTGTATGTATATTCAATCGCCCTGCGTTCAATCTTGTCGATATACTCTGCAAACACGCACACATTACCGTCTGTAGCCCCCGGCTTGAATAAGTATTCGTTGCCAAGCTCGGCGGTAAACTCAGCGATGGCCCATCCTGTCTTTGCCACCTTCACGCCGTCGGCGCTTATTGCCACGTTCTGCTCCGAAGGAGTGAGCACAATGTCTGGTCTCTCGGAATACGGACCAAGGCTGCGTTTTAGACGGGCTACATCTGAAACATCGCCCAAGTCGGCGGTCTTCACTGCTCCCGTCCTGTCTGTAACGGTCAGCACGTGGTCGTCGCCCATCACGGCGTTCACCTTGCTTGCGGCATCAGCGGCGGCATTGGCTTTTACTGTTGCGGTGTCAGCATTTGTCGCTGCCGTGTTCGCATTGCCCGTAGCGGTGTCGGCAGCAGCTGCTGCTGCAAAGGCAGCAGCCACCGCAGCATCGTTGGAAGCCTTGTTGTCTTTCGCAGCCTGCTCACGCTTTGCCTCTGCGCTCTGTCGTGATGTTTCGGCAAGCACACGTCCGGCTTCCGCATCCTCGCGTCCAGTCTCCGCAGTCTTGCGTTCCTGCTCAGCTGATTTGCGCTTCTGCTCTGCTGATTTACGTTCCTGCTCAGCTGATTTGCGCTCTGTTTCAGCAGTTATGCGCTCGGTCTCCTTCTTGCCACGTTCGGTTTCGGCGGTCACTCTTGCCGTCTCGTTCTCCTGTCTCGTCTGTTCCGCAGTGGTGCGTTCCCCTTCGGCAGTCACACGTGAGGCTTCGCTGTCCTTCCTTGTCTGCTCTGCCGTGGTGCGTTCCTGCTCGGCATTGTCCCTGCCAGTCTCTGCCTGCTTGCGCAGCGTTTCGGCAGCGTCGCGCTTGCCCTCAGCGTCTGCTCTCACATTTTCGTGCTGACGGCGCTCCTGCTCGGCATCATCGCGGTCGTTCTCTGCCGTATCACGGAGCTTTTCGGTTGCCTTGCGGCTCGTCTCCGCTGCCTCACGCTCTTTCTCGTCACGGATGCGGTCTGCCTCATTGGTCTTGCGCATCTGTTCCGCTGTCTCTCGTGACTTTTCATTTGCCGTGCGTCTCTGCTCGGCATCGTTTCTGTCAGTCTCGGCGCTCACCCTGTTCTCCTCTGCGGTCTTGCGCAGGTTCTCGTCACCCTGCCTTGCCTGTTCCGCCTTGTCGCGTGCGGTTTCGGCAGTAGTGCGCTCTTGCTCTGAGGTTATGCGACCTTCTTCCGCCTCCTGTCTTGCCGTTTCTGCTACCTTGCGCTCCGCTTCTGCAGCAGCCACATCTGATGCAATGTCGGTGGCTGGCTTGCGCAGGAAGGCGTACCAGTCTTCGAGTGTTCCTGTATTACCCTCGCTGAGCCACACCTCGTATGCCGAAAGTCCGGGCTTGCCGATGAGCACGTTGCTCTGAAGGCTTACCATGAAATCCTCAAATTCAACGTCATCATCGTTCTCTTCGCAGGAATGTGCCACAAGCGTGAATGCCTGGTCTGCACAGACTGTCCTACGTGGTGCTCCTTCGGTAGCGTCTTCGAGTATCACTGCCCTTGCTCCCGTCATGCGCTGCATCGAGGCAGGGTATGTGAAGCTCACCACGCAGCCTTCCACCGTGAAGGTCGTGATTTCTTCTTTCCTGTACGCCGACCTTACAAAAAGCTTCAGCGCCTTCCCTTCGAGGCTCACGGCTTGTCCGTCCGTCTTCACCTCCCATCTGACATTTATGTCATTGCCGATTCTTACCTTTCTCATATCTTGATTTTTTTTGCGTTGTCAATTTTATTCCACGAACACTTCCACTCTCTCTCTCGTTCCGTCCACGTCGGTATAGTAGTTATACACGTAGATGGCGAGCACGTTCAGACCGTTCTTCTTCGTTCCCCAATGCAGTTTCTCGCCCTTTTCGATATACACTCCCGAGGTGATGAGTTGCAAACTGCCGTTCATATACAGCGGTCGGCGGTTAAACCATTTTCCGTCTGCCTGTTGTGCCAGAGCCGGTGTGTTGATGCCGTTTGCCGTGTCGGCTACATAAGCGTTGCTAACCCTCGCAGCACGGTAGTAATAGATGTCGGCAGACTGGTTCATCCTCGATTTCGGCTCGTAGCCTGCTCCTGTAGCGGCGCTTGGCATGAGCTGACTCTTGAACTTGCTGTCTATGATGTTGTCTCCGTCGCCATTGGTGTGGTACACATCATCATCGTATGAGGTCACACCACCCATCACAATCACATTCGCGAAGAAGGTGCCGAGTCTTTCTGCCGAATAGGTTGACACACTGGCGGTCTGCAAGCCTTTGTTTTCAAGTCCGCCGGGACCGAGATTGTAAAGCAGGTTGCCGAGGTTGTCGTAATACGAGAGCACCATCATTCCGCTGTTCGGATCGAGACCGAACTGGATGTTCAGCTGACCCTTGCCGTTGAACACTTCCATCAGTCCGTCCTGGGCTTTCACGTAACCCTCGCCTCTGTTCATCGTTGCAAGTATTCCTGCCGTGAGCTGCCCATCAGCAGTGATGGCGGTTGTTGTCTCGCCTTGCCTGTTCCTCACGAGGAAATTGTCTGCGGTGGCGATTATCTTCTGTGCCTCTATGTCGATGCCGACGGGCAGCAGCTGTCCTGCCGTGAGGGTGCGCTCTGTGTATTCCGTCGCCCTGTAGCTCTTTTCGAGCTTCACTCCTGCCACCCACACCTCGCCGCCGGCAGAGAGCTGTACGGGGACAAGGGTGTCATTCATGTCTTCCTGCGTGTGATACACCGATGGGATGTGTCCTTCGTGAAGCATCACCTTGCCGATGCCGGCGTATTTCCGCGTGAAACGGAATATCACGAGCTGTGAGTTGCCCTTCACATTCTTGGCCTGAAAGGTCACTGTGTGGTTTGTGATAGTCTCGTCTGCGGCTATCGTTATGCTGCCGCTGCTGGTCGCCGTGACTGCCTTTCCGTCGAGATACACTTCCGCAAGGGTCGTGTTGGCGAGCAGTAGTGTGAGTCCGAAACTGGTGACGCTGAACTGCAGGGTGTATATCTTGCCGGCAGTGAGAGAGACCGTCTGCGAAATCTGACCGTAGCCTGTGCTTCCCGTGATGGCTGTAAGATGTGCCATACCGTTGGAATTTACCTCCCATGTTCCCATCCTGTTCCACGACGTGAGCTGTCCTGCCGCGTCATTGTAGCCGGAGTTCTTTATCATGTTGTAGACGCTGAAAGCCGTTGACCATCTTACGATGATCTTCCTCCAGTCTGCCGTGAGGGTGTTCACCACTCCTCCTGTAGCACCTGTAGCTTCGTGTCCCTGGTTGTCTACTGTGAGCACCGTGCAGGCAGGTCCGAGTATTGTTCCCAATGTGCCTGTGCCCTTCACCCACATCGACAGGGTATAAGCGGATTCTCCGTCCAGTGTCACAGGACATTGCAGCAGGAGCAGTGCCTTGTTCTTCGTGTCCTTGTAATGTGCTACGATGGTATGTCTTCCATCCACTACGTATGCGTCGGTGGTGAGCTCCGTTCCCGATGCCTTCACCCATCCTCCTTCATCGAGACTGGGCAGAAGATTGCCTATCACGGCAGGGTCTTCTTCGGCTGGGGTCCAGGGCGTCGCCGTGTCTCCCTCTTCTATCTGCATGTAGTCGAGGCGGAAGAATCCTGCCTCCTGCGCACGTCTGTTGCCGTAAACGCTTACTGACTCATTGTGCCAAGTGTAGGCTGCCACATTGTAGTTTCCGCTTTCGGTGATGTCGAAGGTGACGCTTGCGGTCTGGTCTTCGCCGGTGATTTCAACAGCCTGTGCGAATGACCAATTGGCGTTGTAGAGGTAGACTCTCAGACTGCCTCCTGTGCTTGTCAGACTGTTTTCCGCTGTGCCTCTCGCGCTGAGCGTGTAGACAGTCCCTGCTTCAAGTCTCACTGTCCTGCGACACACTTCATAGCCGTTGCTCCTCAACATCACCTTTGAGTCGGGTATAAGGTTGCGGTATGTCCTCGCCACGTTATCCACCTTCGCTGAAATCTTGTCGGCTTCCACTTTCAGCTCTGCGATGGTCTTCGACAGTCCGTCAAGTGCTTTTCCCTGCTCGTCAAGTGCGAACGACAGTTCCTTCGTGCCGTTCTGCGCATAGAAAGCGCCACGGATGATGTTGCCGCTCGGGGATAGTTTCGTCACCTCCTTGCCCGTCAAGGTGTAATTATTGATGCCAGCATACTGGATGAAGCTCGGCGCTCCATTGCCAGTAGTGTTTATCATCACGGCGTTGCCTCTTTCCGTCGCATGTGTCTTGCTTCCCAAGCAGCAGATGTCGTCGCCTGCCGACGGGATGTCACTGCCTGTCATGCAGTCGGTGCCGCTCAGCACTATCAGGTGGAATTTCCGTCCGGCAAGGATAGTCTTGCCGCTGTTGTCGTTTTCGTAGGTGTTAGGCGATACCCACGTCACCTTGCGCCAGTAGTCCTTGTTCGCCACGTTCTCATAAACTCCAGTCTTCACGTTGAAGGTCTTGCATCTTGCCAAGTCGCCTTCCTTCCAAAGATTCTCTGTAGCCTTCTCTCCGTCGTCGGCAAGGATATAGCACCAGTAGTCCCCTTCCACCAGCTCAACGTGATACAGACTGCTTCCTGCCGGTGAGAAAACGAAATTTCCGCCGACATACGACAGCTTGCGTATCTCAAGTTCATGGAACACCGCCTTGCCCCAGACCTCAAGATCGGTAAGCGAGAGTTTGTATTTTCCGTCATTCCTTTTCTTCAGTCCGTAGCCGCTCTGCTCGTCTGCGTTATAGTCAGTCGATGCTATCTCTCCCAGTGTCGCATCTCCTGTACTTGTGATGCCGTATTTCCCCAGTGTAAGGCTTTTCAGCACCGCTTCTCCCAGCTCGCTGATGGAATACTCGCTTCCAAGCAGGATGCCGCGGAGGAATGTTATCAGTCCTTTTGCTGAATCATCCATTATCTTAGACAAAGCCCTTTCAGAAAGATAGGCCGGAGTAACGATCTTGTCAGTAACATTATCAGCAGTATTATTATCAGCAACACCAGTTATAGACCTGTTTTTTTCTTCAAACAAGATTTCGCCTCCCGACAGAATCTTCACTGTGTCGGCATAAAGAGTATAAAACTTAGTGCCGGCTTTCATCATAATTTTTTTAAGGAAGGTTACTATTCCGTCTGCCGAAGCATAGTTATACCACTCGCTTTCGTTGGGAATAGCACTGATTGCTTCATCTGAGGACAAGTAGCCATATACTATTCTTCCGCCTTTCTTCCAATCGCGCTGCACCGTGCCGTTATCGCCCGACGATGTGATAATGCCCTGCAGAAAGATGTAGTAGTATTTCTCGTCACCTACCTGTTCTTCTTTTTTGTTCTTGCCATAAATATCAATCTGTTCGGACGGGAATACTATCCATGCCGAAGCCGTGAGCGACATGTCGCGAGGGATGGCAGCATAGACGTATTTCTCGGTGTGGGTGTTGAATACCGTTGGAACTGCCTGCAAGGACCAGCGTCGGTAGTTGTGTCCGGCATCGAAGCTGATGATGTCCTTAACGTACACAAGTATTTTTGCACCGCTCATACACGATGCCTGGATATAGTCAGGATTGCCAAGGGCATTCAGTTCGATGTGCAATGCCGAGGGCGAAATCCAATAGTCTTTGGTTGTCGCTTGTGTCATATATCATATTGATTTTTCTGTTGCGAATTTAGCAAAAAGCGTTTGCATGATGCGGACATACCCCAACGCAAACGACCCCAAGAGCGTGGTGACTCTTGAGGTCGTAAGAAATATAGAGATGAAGACTAAAAGACTTATATCTTTGTGCTGCCGCAAAAACTGAGTCGTGCTGTGAACGATACGCTGTATATATCGTCCTTGGTATCGTCGGCATATTTTATGGTCTCTTCCGACTCGATGGTGCAGGGCAGAAACTTGCCGTTAATCTTCAGCCATACGTGTTCGGACATAAACAATTCATGAAGATACCAAGCGAGCCACGTTTCATCCAAGGGGTCAGTCATGTAGTTCCAACCTTCCTGGTTGCCCTGCTTGCGTACTGCCGAACGAGAGAAAGAGTGTAAGGTCTCCTTACGAGTCACAGTATAGTTGGTGGTTTTGATGCCTACCTCCTGCGCATAGCTCTTGGGTATGCTGATGCTCTCAAGCACACCGAACGAGTTGATGAAGCGAAATTCCGTGCGTAGTGCTGCCTCAGAAGCAGGTAGGGCAAAGAGCTGCTGTCCGCCTACGGTCTGTGCTCCTTCTGCCGTTATATTGTAGGCTTTGGCTTCGGGCGCATCCCAAGTAGCGGTTGTCAGACTTACAGCCGGACTGTACGCATCGGCATAGACAAGTTGCTCGCCTACGCACACCAACTGGGGCGTGGTATTAGGTTTGCGTGTAAGTCTGCCCACCTTCATGTCCTGCTCACCCATCAAGCGGTCGTAGTCTGAAAAGCCGCCGAAGATAGTTTGCTTCACCTCCTCGCCGGCGAGATAAGACACTGGCTCCGACTTCTTCACTTCTCCGTCAGTCATATACTCGTCGTATGCTGATACGTTGAATTTTACGACTGGCATTACGCCCGGCTCAGGCGAATACTCGTAGGAGTCTCGGAAAGTGCGCAGGGCAGACGAGATGTCTACCTGCACTGCTTTGCCGTTTTCTGTCAAGACGGGTTCCGTCAAACGTATGGTCTCGTAGTTGCCGCCACTCACGCCACACTTCACCTCAAACACCATTCGGTGAAACGAAGGCGAACCACTAAGCGTGAGCGGAGTGACGGCGAACGTGATAGGGTTGCCGTTGAATATTGAACCATCAACTAATTTCAGATTTACTGCCATTATTTCGATTGTTAATTATTAGTTATCAATTCTTGATGTGGAGATGTATATATTATAAAGATATTATATAGCGAAAACCTCAAGTTCCACCTCGCCCAATCCGTCACGTGCCGAAATCTCGGCATTCACCTTGTCAATCAAGCATTTCTTGCCGTCGATGTTCCACCACTCTTTCCAGTGATTCTGAATGTCGGCTATCTGAGCAACGGAGGCAAGACACTTGATATAGTAACGCTTCCGATTGAGGATGAAGTGGATATAATCGACGAGGAACACGTCTACGTAGCCACGGTTCTTGACTGAAGGGGTGTTTACCACAAGTGGAGAATCTGCCCATTCTGGCTGCACCCAAGCACGAGGCTTCAGTGAGAAACGTTCCTCATTACCGATGCCCGGCTCAATGCCGTTGTAGTCGTACTCTACGCCGTAGGGGTCGATGGAATCCGTTGTCAGAGCGTAGTCGCCAGCCTTTGTGCGCCACTTCGAGTTTCCGAAGCCGTCATAGTTGTAGTCGTAGGCTTCGTGTGTCGAGTCCACGCCGCCACCACGCATGATAGCGATAGACAATCCCCAGTCGTATGACTGAAGGGGCGAGTTGCCGTCATCGGTGGAAGAAGGATCGTAGCTCTCACGCAGCGAGAGCTCTTCAGTGACGTAGAAGTCAGCCACCATCGACGACATAGTGTTCTTGATGTACTGCTTCACAAACTCATGCTCCATATCCTCGTCAACGAGAGCTGCCATCTGGGTTTTTGCGTAAGACTCATTCAATCCTACAACCTCTTTACCTTTATATTCCTTGCCTACTTCGGTTGGCTGTTTCGCGTCGTCGGAAACACACTGGCTGCCCGATGTTGACGATAGGGCTTTACGGTAGTTGGCATCCACCATTCCAACGGGAACAAACGAAGACTTAAACTCCTGAATGAAGTCTTCATTGATAGTAGAACAATCGCCTATCTCCACCCCCTTCATTGCTGCCACTTCAAACAAGCGAGGATACATGTCGTCAGCATTGGTGAAATCCTTGTCAATCTTCACACGATATTTGTTGCCCGTTTGAAGGTCAACGAACACGCTCATTTCACCATTAAGCACACGATGAATGATGTCCTTATATGTAAGGCTTGTCACGGTATTGTCTTTAGGATATTCAATATAATCATAATCGGTGTTGTAGTCCTTCACTTTGTTCTTCACGTTGTCCTTCTGTTCTTTCGCTTCGCTTTCGGCTGCATATCCGGCACGTACACCGGTTATCTTCTCCGTCATAGGCACCATTGAGAGCACTTTTGCATGGAACGAACGAGGGTCGGGATTCTGCTTGCGGAACACATCACGTATGAGATAGGCTGTCACTTTCTTCTGCTCGTAGTCGTAATGAAACTTAATGCCGAACTGCTGTTCAAGCGAGTCGATAACGTCTGATACCGATTCTGCGGGGAAATTTTCTCCATTGGCATACATACGGAAGATGCTTGCGCTCATCCGCGCCGACTTGATCTTACTCTTGCAAGTGATACTTGCCACATTGTCGGTGCCTACGGTAACGGTTGTTTCGCCCCCGTCTACTTTCACTACCTCGGTGCTTTTGAAAGCGCCCTGATTATAGAAAGCGTCTTCATAATTATGTTCAACGATTTTAAACGTCACTTGGCGATATTTCACCTCCTGCACGCTCTTGTTCTTCGGATTTTCGAGTTTGAGCTGACCGCCACAACCGCGCGAGCTGAGCCATGCGTTTACATCGTCGAAAAGATTCTTCACGTCTTTTTCGCTACCGGCTTCCTTGAAGAAGAAAGGTTCTTTTACGTCGCCTTCCTTTTTTAATCCAGCTATCACAGCTTCATCCTTTTTTTTGTAGAATGACTTTGCGTATAGCGGCTTAATGTCGTAGGAGCATTTTGTGGTGAAGAAGCAAAGACGATTCATATCGCCGATGGCTGTAAGAGCCGAATTGTCGAACTGTACGCCAAGGTGCTCAAAGAGGCAGTCGAGGAAGAACAGCACGTAGAAGCAGATGCCCGATTGCGGTCGGTCGGCATCCAATACCCAGATACGTCCGCGGTCTTCATACATTTCCTTCTCGCTCGTGTTGTTGCTGTCCTCGCCATTACGGGCTTTAATAGACTCCACCACATTGTCTGACGTTGAGCCGTCTTCGGCAAGATCGTAATGCTTATAGCAGACACGGGCATTACAGAACGGCTTGAGAGGATAAGGATCGCTAACGTTAATGTAAGATGTAAGAACGTCGGGCACCTTCACTTCATTGCCGTTCGGATAAGTATATGTCTTCTTCAATACAGCTTCGTGCTTGTCGCCCGTCTCCTTACATTGGGCAGGATAGGAGAAACCGAGAGCTTGAGGCGAAAAGGTAGCGTAAGTATCGGATTCGCCCACCGAACCAAATTTCTTGTTGCCTTTCTTGCCTTCATATTTGATGACAACCTCAGTGTTGTACGTCACGCTTACATTCACCTCGTCGATTTTCTCGCCTATAAGGAGCTGGTCCTTATATTTAGGCGGTATAGGTACTTCGTTGCACTTGAGGTCGCTTATAAGGTCGTCGAAGGATTGTGTGCTTGCATCAATGTTGAGCGAGAGGGAGTCTTCCAGACGTTCATCTTCCTGGATGATGGCTGTGCCCGAGGCGAAGGGTACGCCGTCGGCGATGATCTGCATCGGCGTGTGTTCGTAGCTCACTGGGCGGATGTCGCTGCTGACATCATCCACGTTCTTTAGAAAATGTCGGTTGCCTTCGATGGGCAGCTCCACGGGATAGGAGAACATCTCGGTGTCGTTGAACAATGGGTTGCTCAACTCGATACTGATGGATGCGTCCTCCTTTAGGGCGAGAGGCTTGCCGTCGGCAAGTATTGTGAGTTTGCTGTTCATGTTGGTTGTTTTTTAATGGGCCTTACTGAGCCTTTGTTGTTATACTACAAATTTGGCATTGCCGTAGAGCGTGATGTTACGCTCTGATGTGGCATAAACCTTTGTGTCGCCGTAGGCTTCGAGCTTGCGGTAGGAGTGAGCCTTGACAGTGCCTCCGTGAGCCTCGCACGTCACGCTGCCATTGAGCACGGCATCGGTGGCGGTCCATAGTCGGGCGGCTGTGTCGGCTTGCACCCATCCTTTGCTTACATGGCCATAGGCATAGTCGTGGATTTCGATTATGGCTTGGTCGCAACGGTCGCTATACACCTGGCTATGATCCCACGCACGGACGGTGGCTTCGCCCAAAACGTAGCAGCGGGCATAATCGTTGATGTCAACGATGACGTCGTAGTCGGTAACGATGACAAACACAAACTCTGGTGCTGTCTTCGGACATTCGTTGACGTAGATACCGGCAGCGTTCATTTCTGCTCTTAGGGTGGGGTAGAGGGAAGGCAGACGGTCGTTGATGATGTCGGCGTATTTGCTCTCTACGATGTCTTCCCAGTTGGCTCGCCACACAGCCATGAGCTGACTGATATTTTCGGTGGCAAGCATGGCACGATAGCCTTCGGCGCAAGCGTGGCGGTCATGGCAGGCATTTGTGCAGGTAGTCTTTAATATCTCAAATGGTGTCATTTCATTTCTTCTTTTACTTTCTCAAGAATAGCCTCGTAGCCTTTCAGTTCGTCTTCGGTCACGATGTCGGCGTATTCTTTGCGGAGTTGGGCGATGCGGTCGGTAAGGCCCTTGGCGCGGGCTTTGGTCGATGGCTTGTCCTTGCGCATGATGTACTTGATGAGAGCGTCGGCTTCGGCTTTGTGCTGGGCTGCTGCGTCGCGAGCGGCTTTCACCTCGGGGCGGTCGTTAGCTATCTTGTCGGCTACCGACTGGGCGAAAAGTGGGTCACGGGCGAGCGCCTTGTCGTAGAAGGGGCGGAACTGGGCGCGTATGTTCTGCGGTGGGACGTTGCACGCCTTCTCTATTCGGGCGATGTATTCGGGGTCGCCGGTGCGAGGTGATAGGCGAAGGTAAGCCTCGCCGATTTCACGGTCAACGTTGATGTAGATGTGTGGGAGGATTTCGCTTTCTATCTTCACGGCACGGGTGGCGAGAAGGGCAATCTCTTCTTCGGTGTAGATAGGTCTGCCAGCCTTCTCGTTTGCTTCGGCCATGGTCTTTGCTTGCTCTGCCTTTGCAGCCATCTCGTTGCGCAGGGAGCGCACGGAATTGACCTGCTCTTGCAGTCGGACAGAGAGGAACGGTCGGAGCTGCATGAGGTTGGGCATGGTGGATGCAATGGTCTCGCCGTTGGGGTTGGCCACGATGCCGCCGTAGGTGAGAGGCTGCAAGGTGAGGTCGGGCTGCAAGTCGGGGAAGAGCGAGCGGCGCGCTTCCTCAAGAGCCTTCTCCTTCTGCTGCTCGGCATAGAGAGCCTGCTCTTCACGGGTGGGACGACCGACGTGTCGCTTTATCTCCGTGCGAGAGGTCTGCATGGTTTGCAGATAGGTGAGGAGCTGACGCACACGGCGATGGTAGTCGCGGAAACGTCGGCTCTCCTTTACGAACGACATTGCCCGTGGGTTCTGCTCAAGAAGAGTAAGACCACGCTCGAAGGCTTCACGCTGGTCGGTGGTGAGCATACGAGCGGAGAGGGCAGGGGTTAGAATGCGGATTATTTCTTCCATATTACAACTAATTGAATTTGTTTGAGCTCAGACGGCCATTAATACAACAGTGGCGACACAAATATCTTGCTGTCTGGTTGGTTGTTCTCGTAGCCTTTGTTTGTTGAGTCGGTGGTGTTGGTTGAGGGCTTGTCAGGGGTGGCGTTGGCGGCATCCACTGCCTTGCGCATTTCCATGAGCCGGAGCACCGAGGTGCGTAGGGCAATGGCTTCGTTGTGGGCCGCGGCTCGGCGTGCCTTGTCAATAGTGAGAATTGTTGTGCGCTCTTCCAGGTGGGCCACCATCAGGCGACGTACCTTGCGAAGGAGTGGCTTGTCGGCAGGGTCGTCGGTGTGGAGCAGACGCTGCACCGTGTCTTCACCAATAGCCTCGCTGATGTATTCGTCTTGAATGAAGTGGAGGTCGGGCAGAAGCCGGATGAACTTCTCACGGCTCTCGTAGATGTCGAGGTATTGCTGAAGGTCGGCACATGTGGCAATGAGGAGGTCATGGTGAAGGTAGTAGTAGGTGCTCTCTTTCCATAGATTCGTGATTTCCTCAATCTCGGTCGTTTGTGTACTTTCGTCCGTTTTCGGTACACTATTGTTGGTATTCGGTACGCTTTCGGCTGTTTTCTGTACGTCAGAAGCCTGTTTCTTAACACAATCTTTTGCCCAACCTTCAAGCATTACAAGCATCTGATTGAGCGACACCATTGCCTCGCGCTTGTAGCCTTGCACACCTTTGTCGAGAAGGTCTTTGGATGCCGTGCCGTAGTCGTCGCTCGAAGCCACGTTGATGCCGGTGCCGTTGATAGAGAGAGCTTGTGTGTAGGCGAAGCGCGACATGGCATCGTATGTCACCATGCGCTGTGCCATAAGCAGTAGTTGCATCCATGGTTGATGGGCGTGTTCACCGTTGCTGGCTGCCATATAGAAGTCATCGGGCAAAACGGTCTGATAATACTCGCACAACCGGTTGTAGAGCGAGTCGCCCAACTTGTCGCGAAGAAAATCCTTCTCGCTGTTGTCGAGTATGCCTTGAAGAGAACTTATCTCGTCGATGGCGTTGCTGGGGATGTGGAGCCGTAGTTCCTTGGTGGTTGATAGTATCATGCGAATTTTGAGTTTTGAGTTTTGAATTATCGGTAAGCCGATTAGGAATTATCCATTTTTGAGTTGTCAGAACAGCGTGAGCTGCGCTTGCTCCAACTTGATGCGCTTACAAGCCTTGTCGTAATACTCCTTGTTGAGCTCGAAGCCGATGAAGTTGCGCTTCTCTTTTATACAAGCAATGGCAGTGGTGCCGCTGCCCATACAGTTGTCTAAGATGGTGTCGCCCTCGTTGGAGTAGGTGCGAATGAGGTACTGAATAAGAGCTACGGGCTTTTGAGTGGGGTGCATATCAAGTTCTTTCTCCTTGTCGAAATGCAACACTGAAATAGGATATTTCTCAGTTGTCATTTCCTTTGAATAAATCTCGATATTGTAGCTGCCATAACAAGCGTTGCCTTTTGGCTTACCGTGCTTGTGTCCTCTCGAATGAGAAGGGAAGCCTTGGCGCATTTGCGGATTGAATGTAGGTAAGGCGCGATAGAATACGGCAATGTCTTCGTGACTTCGCATAGGCATACGCCTCACGTTGAGGAAGCCCGTAGGTCTATCCTTCTGCCAAATCAGATTATACCGCCAAGTCTTAGGCTCTGCCATCATCAACTGTGCCGTAAACATTCCTTGACAGAAGAGAATAACGGGAGCGTTAGGCTTTGCTATGCGCCAATACTCTTTGAATAGCGGCTTCATCGGAATGATGTTGTCCCATTGTGCTTTTTCGTTGCCTTTGTTCAATACTTCATACGGCAAATCACACACAATGCAATCCACGCTTCCGTCCGGAATCCTTTTCATCCCTTCGAGGCAGTCTTCATTATATATCTTATTCAGTTCTATCATTCTCTATATCATTTGTTCGTTACTATTCCTGCATCGTCACCCCCGTTTTCGAGTTATCCAGTGTGGTGAGCACTTCGCGGTCTATCTGCCACACCAGGTGCGGGTCCCACTTATTGAACTTGCTGATTACCTCCAATGGCCGGAGCATGAGCTGCTGCAATGGGGCGAACTGGATTTGCTTTACGAGGAAACGTTCGCGGAGGTCGGTGCCGCCCGATGATGTAGCGTCGCCTGGGGTATTGCCTATGAGCTTCGAGTCCAAGCCCATGGCGAAAAAGATGATGGATGATATTTCCTGGAGTTCGGTCTTCTCGGCTTGCGCTTGCGAGTTGGCTTTGCTCTCAATCTCCACAATCTCCCACGCCTTGTGCTCCTTACCGTCCAATCCGGTGAACACGGAAGAGATAAGAGCCTGACCTGCATTGTCGGGATTAGACAGCCAGCGGTTGATGTCGGTGAACACCTCCTGCTGTATCTGAGGTATCGTCTTGCTCTTGTTTTCGCCCTGCTGGGTGTAGAGATGCTTGAGATATTCCTGATGTATGTAGATCACGCGACCGATGATGTTGCTGTTGCGCTTGCGAGTGAGTCGGTCGTCGATGATGGTGAAGGCATACTCAAAAATGCTTCCGGCAAAGATGCTGTGCCACATGGCATCGGCATAGTAAGGACCGCCGAAGTCGCGTGGCGACATGATAAAGCGTGTGGGACGGTTCTTGCGGCTCACACGCTGCTGACGAGCCTCACGCACATGGCGGTTGAGGTCAGCTACGGCTGTGTCGGCTGCAAGATAAGGCACGGCGGCAATGCAACGGTCGGCTTCGGTGAGCGTCTGGGTGGAGTCGAGCCACTGGTTAGACATATAGGCATAGTTGATGCGATACTGACTATCCATACGCTCCAGTCGGGTGGTGAACACCGAGCGAGGCTTTATGCCGACAATCTTCGGGTTCCACTGCGATGTAGGCACGGGGCGACCTTCAGAGTCCAACTGAAGTTGATTAAGCTGCAACTCGCAAAAGCATTGCGACATGAGCGACATATCGCCTGCCATCTCAAGATAGGTGCGCATGAGGCCGTTGTTCTCGATAAACTCTTGCAGCTCCTTTTGTGTGCGCTCCCATTCTGCCAAGGCTGCCTTGAGCGACTTCATCTCTTCGCTGTTCTCACTCTCAGAATTGTTCGCCGATTGTGAAAGTTGGTTATCCGATTGTGAAGTTTGATTAGGCGATTGAGAGAATTGGTCATTTGATTGTGAGAGTTGTTTTTCCTTAGCCTTGAGGTCGGCTATCTGTCCGCGGAGCAAGGTGCCAGCCGAGGCGAAGGGAATGTACTTCTCGGTGATATTGCCACTAACGTACTGCGTATAGTGATACTTGGGCGAAGGACCGCGGCCCACGAGAATTTTCTTCACGAAATCCACTCCCGCTGCCGGAAAAGGCGACATTTTGGAGAGCAAATACACGAGGTTGGGCAGTCGGTTGCCCACGCCCCACTCCATGAAACCAAGCTCAGGTGTGCCTACATCCTGCGGCACGGCTTTGTTCTCGCCACCCGACGAACCGAACACGGTGGAAATCTCCCGCTTTGCAGCATTGCCTTCCGCTCCGGTCATGGTGGCCGAAGCCGTGAGCTTCTGGTGAACGTAATCGCCCCATGAACACACACTGCTGCCTCCCTGCTTGGGCACACAGAACGCGCCAGGCAGAACGGCCTCATAGCCTTGCGACTGAAGCTCCTCACTACGCTGTTGGAGCTCGCTGATGTTGCTAACTGTTGTCATTATGATGAATATGTGTTTTGTTTAATGTTTATAGCACAAAGATAAGGAAAGACGGGGAGAAGGGGCGGACATGCTCAGGGAGGGAATAAACAAAAAGCCCTGCTATCCTCACGGATAACAGGGCCATACCTAAGTCAAATTTGCGAATTAAACATCCAGTCAAAGTATATTGTTAATTGCGTCCGCCTACATGTAGTAGTCGCCCATTTTATTGGCAGCGTGCATCTTGTAGTTTTCTACGTTCTCAATCACCATATCCTCGCCATTGAACTGCTTGATAATAATCTTTCTGTTCTTCTGGTCGGGGTGTACACTACGGATATTATTGTTAGAGACCCATATCGGGAGGTCGGATTCCTGGGTATATACCACGAGATACCACGGTCCAGCCTTGTACAGACCCATTGCAATATCAAAACGAGTCGTAAAGGAGTCCGAAACCTTGCCGATAGCTTTCTCGATAAACTCCTCCTTATCCTTCCGTCCGAACCTGTCGAGCCAAGCGGCGATGATGGAGAATAGCAGGATGATTAGAATCACGATGAGGGATGAAAAAATGATATTCATAATTGTTTTTGTTTAATTGTTATTGTTTATACTAATTTTTATAATTGTTGGTTACTACCCATACACTCAATCCGATGTTAAGCAAGAGCATGATGATAATAATGGCCCAATACTCCTTGTTGCTCAGTTCTACCGAAATATACTTGAAGTCGGAAAACTCCTTTCGTTTCCACTCCTTCTGCACAATCGGTTCGATGTACGAGGCGAAGGCGCAGAGGTCAAGTCGGTGCGACGTAAACCAGTCGCGGCTCTTCACGGCAAGCACGGGCGAGTCACACCACGAGAAGGCATCGCTCCACACCACGCGGTTACGGCTGTCAAGGCCTACGCACACCACAAGCTCGTTTTTGTTGCCTCCCTGCCAGTAGGAGCGTTGACGGTCGGTAATGGATAGCGGTTTGTTGCGATAGAAAAGCAGATAGAGGCGAAACTCCTTCTTCGGTCCGTATCGGGCGTTGAGCACGCGGATGGCTCGTTCCTGACGGGCAGAAAACTTTGCTCCGATGATAGGGCATTGATCGCGCAGACGAATGTCGGGGTAGTCGTATAGTCCAATGCGCCGAGCCTCCTTCTCGCTGATGTCCTCAAACTTGAACACCGAGCGCGAAGCCTTCACCTTGTTCTCATATTCATGTTCACGGGTAACGGAATAGAGCGTAGCGGGCTGACCATTCCATCGGTATTCATACGCATCGCCATCACGGGTGTAATAGTTGCGGTGCATATCCACGAACACCGAAGCCACCGACAAGCGACGCTTCATAGCCGAAAAGTCTTCATTGGAACATTTTCGCTCACGTCCCGAATGGTCGTAGTAAGACCATCGCTCAGGGTGGTTCACTGTGACGTAGTAAGTTCGGGTATGGCTATACCCCTTAGCGCCCCTAATGTTCAGCGTCCGTCTTTGAAGTTCATTCCACGGCTCATAATAGCGTATCTTCGTGACGTAGCTGCCCAGGTATTCTGTGTCGCTCGACTCTACGCGCTCAAACGCCCAGATCATCGCTGCGCCCACAAGGAGCGAGGGGATGATAAGTATGGCATGTTCCCACCATACGGTTTGCTTGCGGAAGAACAACAGCAACACAGCCGATACAAAAAAGGGGATGAGAAAATCGAGTAGTTCCATACGCCTTTACTCTTTCTTGCCGAACAAATCCACGTCGTTATCCTCGCCTACATTCATCACTTCCTTGGAGCGCGACGACGAAATAACCTTATACTCGATAGGCATGGTGTTCGACACAAACCATCGGGCAGGGTAGGTGCGAGTAAGCGTTTCGTGCTCACGGATGATGTCGAGCATACGTTCCTGCGAGGTCTGAAACTCGGTGCGCTGTATCTCGATGGCCTGCATGAGGTCGCGGTAGAGCGACACATCAAAGTTTGGGTTGCTCTCCTTGATCCACTTCATCATCGTGCCCTGGTCGTTCTGATAGCGTCCGGCAATGAGCTGCGGATAAATCTTCTCGAAGGTCTGCTTGTACTCGTCGGTGACCTGCGCCTTCTGCTGGATGATTTTCCACATCTTGTCGTGAACGCCCTCAATCTTTCCACGCTGTGCCTCTGCCTGTTGGCGCAGCGCAATCTCGCGGTTGTTGTAACTGAAGTAGGTGGCTACCAGTGAGCCGATAACGATGGCAATCACAAGCAGTATGGATGCCATAATAATGTTTTTTGTTTTCATTTGCTTGTTGTATTTGTTATTATGTTATTGTTTCTTTCAAGAGATATTTGTAAGAGCCCAGTCCGTTATCTTCGCCCTTCTCAATCTTCCAATCGCACCCGGCCTTTTGCAAGCTTTGCACGAAGTCGTTGTAGTCTCTATCTGTGATATACGGAGAAATGTTCTCTTCTTCAAAGACAACGAGGTGAGGATTACAGTCGAAGTCGATGCGCAGGGGCTTGTTGCCAACAAAATCACGTAATTTAAATATACCGCGAGGGTCACTAATGTGCAGATTATACACACCATGTCCGCTTATCCAAAGGTAAGCATAGCAATACAGCCTTTGTTCTTCGGCATCATATCGCTCTGCGCACACAATGGTGGTGTCAGAGCCACGGAGCGACGAGATTGCGTAAAAACGTCCGTCCTCGATGTGGTTGAGCATGTATTCGCGACGCTCTTTCGGAGTGAGGAGCACAGGCATGTCGTCAGAGTCGGTCTTCCGCTTCTCCTCGCTCTTTCGCAGACTTTTCTTTACAAGACGTTCCTTGTGCATTATCCGCACACGCCAAACGACAAAGGCGAAGAAGAATGTCCAGCCGAAGATGGCACCAAGAAAGAATGCCCAGCCTAAAAAAGTAGATATAAATGTGTTCATTGTTCTCTATAAATCCGTTAATGAAAAAAGATGTGCAGTGGTTGAGTTTTCCTTCTTCTCGCTCGTCTGCACCAGAGCCCGTTAGTTACGTTTTACGGAGTGGCGACATGCGGCACACTGAGTACGGTCCCTTGTACTTCGGGATAAGTCTCTTTTGTCGAAACACCTTTTAGTGGTTGCGTACCTTACAGTCGTTTGAGAAGCGTGCTGCATTGATAGTCTAACGCCTTTTCTTCGTAACCCAACCTTTCGTACCAATGCAATACCCATGGAGGAGAGTCGCGTCCGTCCCACGAGATTGCGACGGTTTCTACGCCGCAATACTTCAGCTCTTTTTCTACTGCCTCCATCAGATGTTTTGCCACCTCACGGCCGCGGTGAGCTTCGTCAACCCACAGCGAGTAGATGAGAGCATCCGCTGCGCCATCCAAAGGTTTGTCTTCGGTGCGGTGAGGAATAAACACCTGTATGCTACCATGATGCTGCTCGTCGGTAACGAGTATGCGAATGGAGTCTTCCCAGTGTTGATGTTGTATCATAGTTGAAATGTTACGCGGTTTTGTTTAGTCAGTCAACTGTATGTAGGTATTCCTGTTCTTTCCAATTTTGTAAGAATTGGAATGAACTGAAATGGTTATTCATTCGCAGCAGTTCCTACTCTCTTTCCGAATGTGGATTCTGACCGACACTGCTCTTTTGTAGAGGGGTTGTAGGCTTTCGTGCGAGAAAGTTTCAAACTCATTGCCATAGTGCAAAATGAATTTAGAGTGTTGACGTATGTGCATATACCCGAACGAGGACAAGTATATCCTGTCGCATAGGATAAGTATATCCTCGTTCTTCGTATGCTTATGCGCAAAGTTAGATATAAGAGCTGACATGGTGCGGACATGCTTTACAGCGAGTGGTGTCAGTCATACTTTGGGAAAGCTACATTTGCTTCTGCTAATCTTTTCTTACAAATCACGCCGCCTTCAATGACACCCAGACATGAGTTACATTCCAGACAGAATGTAGAGCGTACATGAGGACCGTCTTGATAGTACGGGCAGTTCGTCGCCTCTTTCATATAAAGGTTTTTGACCTTTACAAAGGAATGGATTGCTTTTGCAAAACGGTTTAGTTCCTTGTTCTCTCTTTCCAGTTTATCGCAATGGTCGCGCATCTGCATCATTTCGCCAAGCGTCTGCTTTGACGGGTCTTCGTCCTTGCGCTTCTCCGTTCTACGCAACTGACGTGCCACGTCGTTGTAATCGTCCACAAGCTGATGCACACGCTGCTCCAACTCCACGTTCTCTGCCTTCAGGTCGGCGATGATGTAGGCAAGCACCTCCATGCGGTTGTCTTTAGGCAGGTTTACATACTCGCCCACTGCCAGTTGCCTTTCCATATACTTGCGCTGTTCGTCGGTAGCAGGGACGTAAACATCGGCTGTGCGTGTGCCTATGCGATAGGGTGGAGGCGGGGTCTGGAATATTCTTCGCATGTCGGTATATGCCGAATACTTTACTACGCCTTCTTCATCTACTCGCGCCACTTTTACAAGCATCTTTCGCTCTTCGTCGTAAAGAATGTCGCCAGGCTTGATTTCTTCTGTTTTCATTGTTTCTATAATTTTATTACATATTATACAACAGCGACATTAGCGCCACTGCCTTTTCCTTGTTGGAAAATCCTTTGACATTTACCCATTTGCCGAATGGGAAATGGTCAACATATTTCTGAACCATATAAACGGTCACAGGGATGCAACCGTCATAGGCTTCCATTGGAATTATTCTTAGTTTCATATCTTATTCAAATTTATATACTATATGCGGTGTGGTGTTGCGGACATGCTTTACAGCTCCACAAATACCTTTATCTCTTGATTACCTCCCCCGTGTGTTAAACAAGAGGGACATAAGCCTTTGGCAGAATACACACGACGCATACTCTCGAACATGTGAGTGTAGGGCGGTGTCTGCATCATGCCGACTACGAGGGGGCGTGCTGTGTCATTCTTTGGCATCTCTTATATACGTTTTCTCATTCTCACTCTTTCCAATTTGTCGCAATGGTCGCGCATCTGCTGCATTTTGCCAAGCACGTCAATATCAAGAGGTTTTCGCACATGCGCAGACCAATCCATCTGACGGTGCCACTTGACAAAATCGTCGAAAGCCGCAGGGGCGTTGTCATCAACTGGGGCTGTGATAGCATCACAAGGAACAAGGGTGGCGTTAGATTCTGTTTTCATTGTCTCTTTTTTATGGGGTTTATTATGTTTTAATCATATTCATATACTATATGCGGTGTGGTGTTGCCCAGTCCGTCGCGAGGGTCGGCAAAGCCGCCTGGTGGCGATGCAGTCACGGCATTGGCTATCCGCTTGCGCGGTCGGCTCTTTACGAGGCCCTTGCCGTCCTTGCCGCTGCGTACCCATCCGATGTAATACTTGTCAGTCATCAGTCCGTGAAAGAATCTGCCATGCTTGTTTAATAGCCATGTGTAGCTTCTCCTGCTTTCTACCTGCCTGCTCTGCTTTCTTTAGGGCTTCGTCACGCTCCTGCTCCAGCTTTATGCAATATTCAGTCAAGCGATTGTATTCTTTCTGCAAGGCATTGAAATCCTCGCGTGACAATTCAAGAGAAGCGTCTTCGGAATCTAACGATTCATAACAAAGCTTCTCCTTTACCCATCGTTTGCCGTTTCTCTCCAAGGCATGATAAAGCAGTTTTTCTTCCGTAGGCGTAGCGTATCTAAGTTCAATGCTTTCTTCTTCTGCGTCCGCTCCACTAAGGTCAAACAAGCTGTAATAAGTCAGTACGCCGCTATTTTTGCATAGATGAAAATACGTTCTTAACTGAGGATATGCTGTAGATGTAACCTCTCTGAATATCAGAACATAGGTCAAGGTGTTACCATCTTTGTATTTGACGTTCATTGTCACGATGTCGCCTTGATGAAAGTTAAGTACATTCCAACTACGGTAAAGATGTGACAGAAACAGCATACACTCGCCTTTATCAAAGCACTCTGCGCGTCCGTTATAGAGGAAACGGAAGTCTTTAGATTCATCCTCATTCCGGTTGGGAATGGTCATTACAATGCCCGAGTCATCTGTTTTTTTTACCTGCAAGTAACCAAACAAAGGCGAATAAAGTGCTGCGCCGTCAAGTATATGGCGAAAAAAGTTTTCTTTTTTCTGTTCTCGAAAGTTTTTACTTTCCGTTTCAGGGATGCTTCTTGTTTTCTTTTGTCTCATAAGGCTTCTATTTTTAATACTTATCAATCATATTCTATCAATACAATGGTGTGCTGTCCGTGCTCGTCGTAGAGTCCTGCCCATCCATCGTAGCGTGCGGACAGTGCGGTGGAATACCCCTCCCGGGGGCAGAGACGAGATGTGCGTTGCACGAAAGGGATTTGTCTATTCATATTCCAGATATACCATATTGTCTTTGCCTACAGACGTAAGCGTGTTGGTTGTACCCAATCTGTTTATCTCCATCCGCTGACAGAAGCGTCCGTTGGAGGGATGCTTACGGTCGGACGGGTTGTCGGGATCTCGCCCTCGGAAGGCGGCTATGTGAAAACGTAGCATAACAGGTTGTCTTTGGTTACGGTGCTGATTGTATTACTCCACGGTCGCGGACTGGGACGATGCAGCTTGTCTTGATACTTGCACCCTCCCCGGTCGCCATGCTTGCGACGAAAGGCTTTAGCTTCCTCGGTGCGGTAGTGGATGAGGACGGAACGGTCAATCATATTCTATCAGTACTTTCGGGCATATCGTTGCGCCTTCCGCCCTTGACGGAATACAGGGACTGCAACCGCAGGGTGAATAGATGCGAAGGCACAGGTCGTGCCATCCGGGGGATGGAGGAATCAGGAAACCTAAGCAAATACATCCGATTTGTCTCCGATTGGCGGTTTTAGTCATACTCTATCAATATTTTCGGTTTATCCACATCGTGACCCTTACCTCCCCCAGCTATGCACAGGGCTATGCCGTGTGGCGACACTATGATGCCGTTCTGCGAGGGGCTGTAGGAGCCGAGGATGATGGGGCGAGGGGTGTTCATAATTCTACTGCTACATAATAGTGGTTACGGCTGTTCACTCCGGCTTGGATGGTGTAAATGATACTCCCCCCGAATTGCTTGTTGTAGGTGTCTATCCATACGGCATGAGAGGGGCGGAAACCACGTTGGAACATTATCTCTAAGCGAGCGTTCTTGTTAAGCATATTCTACGATTATTCCTGTCCGTGGAAAGTGGGCGAGCGACATAAAATGCTCTACGCATAGCTGCTCGTATCGAGTATTGAGCGTTACTGCTACCTCCCCCATACAGACATTCAGAGGTTGTTGTTTAATCATATTCAAATACTACTCCTGTTGCATCAAAGCCATCTCGTTTCGTGAATAGAAAGTTACGAACTCCCATCTTGAAATAGTTGGCTTTTAGTGTATGGGCGAGTGGCGCATTACCCCCCCCCATTTGCTGCATTGAGGATTCTTTTATTCAAACTCATACAATACTACTGTCATTGGATAGTGGGCCAGCGTCAGGATGTTGGTCGGTCCGATAGCCTCGTAGCGTGTGGTTATGGTTGCCGCACAACATCCGTCGGTAACATTCACCATCTGTCCGCTACCCCCATTTAGACGGAATGGAGGTGCAACGTGAGTCAGCTTACACTCCATCCCTTTTCCTCTCCATATTCTCCTTGAACATCTTATAGAAGCCGCGCCAATATTCCACGTCCAGTTTCTTAGGGTACTCCTTGAATATTTCGTAGAGGTTGGCGATGGCAGGGCGATAATAACTCAGTTCTCTTTCGTTCCACTCAATGTCCTTCTCCCATCCGTTGTGACGCTCCATGAATATCTGAAGCACGGTCTTGATGAACATTGCTGCTTCGTGTGTCGGTGGCAGGTCGAACTGGATGAATAGGGCATTGTCCGAGTCGTTTGCCTTGAGGAACTTGCTTACGGCATCATCCTTCAGGAAATATCGGTCGGCAACCTCTTCTTCAAGCACATCTTCCAAGCGGGTGCGCAGCTCGAAGGGTTCGGGAAACTGATAGTCGAAGGCTACGTCCTGGCGCATTGAAAGAAGAAAAACTCTGTCACGATTCTGCGGTACACCGTAATTCTTGGCGTTCAGGCGTGCCCAACGAGAGACATAGCCGAGCGAGGAGAGTTTGTCGAGCCACTTCTGGAAATCGGGCATGAATTTTCGGTTTACCAGTGCTGCCACGTTCTCCTGCAAGAAATATTTAGGTTGCAACACCTCTATGGCATCTATCACGTACCAGAGCAAGGCACTTCGTGTGCCGCTACCTTCCTGAAGCCCCATCTGCTTGCCCGCCTGACTGATGTCCTGGCAAGGCGAGGAACAGGTGAAGAGGTCAACCTCGCGTCCTTCGAGCGAGCGTTTCACCTCGTGCCAGTCAATCTTGGTGATGTCACCAAGAGCGCAGTCGGCAAACTGCGGAAAGACGAGGTTGTGCATCTGACAGGCGTATTTGTCAATGTCGCTCCATCCTACGCATGTCCATCGGAAGTCGGGATGCCACTGCTTCAGCACGTCGGCTGCCATGAGCTGCGAGTCGTAGCCGGAGAACGTGGTAAGGAAAATCTTTTCCTTACCATCGGTTTGCGCCTCGGGCAGGGCGGGTAGAGAGTCTTCGGGGTTATCGAAGAGAGTGAGCTGATAGCCGGGGCGTGGCTTGGGTGGTGCGGGGTAGAAAAGCTGCTCGTAGATGTGGGCCAACACGTCCACCACGATGCTGTTTCCGGCTTGCTTGTACTGTTGTGAGGCAGATATAGCCATATCTTCGGGTTTGCCCTTGCCCTTCCAGTCGGGCAGACGTTCGGTTGCTTGGGCATTGCTGCTCTGCATCGTGCCGATTACGTTGTCGCGAACGCCCATCAAGCGGAAACACTCCTTGGGCGTGAGCTTGCGGATGGCATAGCTCTTGATGGTGCGGTCGGTGAAGTTGAGTTTTGTGATCATAATTTGCTGTTATTTGTATTCAATTAAAATTCCTGCATCGTTCATATTAGCCTTCAAACATCGGCTCAGACCGGCAAGGCTTCCTCGATTGAACTCGGCGGTTACTTGCGTGAATACCCCCCCGACTTTCGGGATGTGGTAATCAATCGTGATGTTATTCATATTCTGTTAAAATCACCCCTCCTGTTGTTCCATAATCGCCCAGCAGGAGCGTCCGTGAGCCGAACTTGTAATATCCGGAGAGGACGGTCGGGGCGCAATGGCTGCGGTCGGTGTTTAAGGGTTGGATATTAGTCATATTCTTCAATCAGAAAACAGTTACACGGCCATGAACATATAGTGATGGTCGGACAAATCGTAGTGTTTAGCCTACCTCCCCCATTATCGCCACGAGGATATTGGTAGAAGTCGTGGTTAGTCATATACCTTTACTATTACAGGCGTTTGCCCACCCCCTAATCCCATTGCGGACGTAAGGGTAAACATTTCTTCGTGGAGAGTGTGGGGAGCAACAAGACCATGTGGTTGTAGATTGTAAAACACAGCGCTCTGCTCCACCTTTTTCACCATTATGGATATTGCCTTTGCTCTAAGCATATTCAAATACTAAAAGAAACATTCTGGCTCCAATTCGGAAAGATAGCAATAATACCTTACTTCGTTTTCGCTAACAAACATACGCCAATACTCATCGTTGTCGCTATAATGGTCATGTGTGAAATGCACTCCATTCAAACACCAACAAAGAATACTACAAACACAATTCGGTTTTTCTGTGGCAGGATGCCACAACTGAACGATGTTGCGATATTCGGTTGCTTTATCCACCTCGTCAGCACACGACGATGCTTCTTCAATGCTTATCCCTTTAGCGTCAGCAACAATACAGGCACCGGCCTCAGTAATCTTACTCTCCAAAAATTCAGAAGCCTTCTGTGAAATGAATATCACATCAGGCAGTCGGTTTTGTTTTTCCATACTACTTATAGTTTTATAATTCAACAAACACGCATATTCCTCCACTTGCAGCGGTCAGTGCGTTTACGAGCTTACCCCTCCCAACTGTGCGACTGCGCCTTAGAGCCGAAGACGGATAACTTAGATCGGCGGCTCCTGGGCAGGGACAGTCGGTGTAGCCCAGTTCGGTGGCCTGGCGTATGCGAAGGAACATCTCGCCCCTCTCGGTCCACCAACTGAAGGAACGGTCGGTCGGTGGTGGAGTAGATGCGGTAGAGCGAGCCGTCGGGATAGCGGCCGTACAACTTGCCGTCCTTGCGGATGGTGCCGCGCTTGTAGTGAGGGTCAGACATATTCAATCATTATACAGTGTGGGCATTTGTAGTCGGTGGCTCGAAGGGCGGGCGAGAAACTACCTCCCCATCCTCGCCATTCGAGCCGATGGCTAACGGGATGCACGGAAATGTAGATGTGGGTCATTGTTACTCTTGGAAATACTCACCATATTGCTTCCACTCGGGGTCATGGATGTTTCCGACAACCTCGAAGTTCTTCATCTTCTCTCGCTCTACACTATCAAGGATGCCGTCAGAAATGCCTCTTACGCAAGAGTCGGGATTCTTGGCCGTCACTGTGCCGAAACAGGCTCCTTCCTCGCAATAATACACTACGGCATAATAGTTGTCGTACTTGTTGTCTTCGGTGCAACTATAAGGGTATTCGTCCGACCGCAACACGTCACCCTCGTAAATCTCCTTGCCGTTCTTGTCAAGGAAGCCGGTGAACTGGCAGACGGTGGTGGAGTCGATTTGATGTGCCCCGGTGAAACCAATTTTGCCTTCTTCTTCAACAAATCCCAATATGTTTAAATTACCATCAAGAGAATGAGCCAAATCACCTGAGACCCATTGTTCCTGACCTTTTCTCTTTGCCTTAAATTTAATTGTTCTCATTGTTCTCTATATTTTCTTTATACTGTTAATGTTTATCCTTTATCCAGACAACCTTGAACCGATTTTCCTTTAACCTGATGATGTGAAACAACGGTTTAGATTTATCCATTAGCCAAAGATTCTTAGGGATGTATTTCTTGGGCGGAAAGCGCAAACAGCGAGGGTCACGCCAATCAAAATAACCTTTAACCTTCCACATGGAATGAGAAGCTTCTTTTCGATTGTCGCAGTAATCAAGTACATCTTGTTTCCAGTAAAGACGGTGCTTTAATTCTCCATACAATTTCCACTGGTTCTTCACCCTAATCCTGAAATTCGACATAGAGGGATATAACTTCTTTATGATTTGAGTTGTCTTTATCTTCATTGTTCTCTATATTTGCGTTAATACATTATTACTTAATCTTCCTCTACTGCTCCTGCCCATAGCAATCGTAGCAGACTCTCCCCGTCCTTTCCGAATCTTTCCACGATGTCTGGCATTCTTGAAACAAGGGTAGGCATAGCGTTCGCGGTCAGATGTGGAACAAGGGGATTTTCGATTACGGAGTAGCCCACTACTTCCGCCCTTTTGTTCAGGTCGGCAATAGCATCATCAATGGTGTCGAAGCGACAGGTACAAACGTGCTCGGTGGAAAGGTTTACGAAGCACCATTTCTTTGTGGTGCGGTCCTGACAGAGCATTACGATGCAGTTGGGACGGTTGCGACGTTTTACCTTGATATACATAAGCTAATCTATTAGTTCAAAATCGTAAACAAATACATAAGGGTTGCTCTCAAAAGTGCCTTTGCCTGAAATACGGTCGATTAATGATGCGTAGGCATCCTGCGGAGTGCGGAACGAGGAGTTGGCAAGGCCATGATACCAATACGTCATACCTTCAAGTCCTACGTCGTGTGCCATCCAAAGACCTTCCTTTAAGCAATCCTCGCTTTTTATGTCTTGCAAACGCTCAATGCGAATATTGGTTATACGGATATGATGGGGCATATCTTCGGCACGAACAAACATTTTATTGTTCCAACCTAATTTCTCTTTGCGGATCATACATTTTACCAAATCTACTGGAGGCGTAATGTCGGCATACGGCTGCGCAATAGCTACGGTCTCGTTCATCTGATAGCGCATAGATCTGCGATTATTGATAAATCTTTTTCTCCAATAGGGATTGAGAACGAAACGGTCGTAAACAAGAAAGAGCGAAGCGGGAGAGTCGTATTTTTTGATAATCTCAAGCATCTCCTTGTTTGTTATAATTCGCCTTGTCTGCGTCTTTCGCTTTGCAAGCACGGCTTCAGTCAATCCGTACTTGTCATTAAACATAATCTTCTGCATACTCTCTATTTTCATTAATAACCTTTTGTCATCGGATTTCACGGATTTTTCAGTTCGTTTCATTCGCATCATTCGATGATGAACGAAAAATCCGTTGAATCCGATGTAAAAATACCTTTATTAGAAATTCTCCCTAATACCGAAAGGTGTTCCATCAAGGAAGGTGGCATCTTTAAACTTTTTCTCTGGAGTAAACCATATTCCATAGCATTTTATCCATCTCTTACTAAAGTTAGTACCAATCAGTTCAATGGGATAAAAAGAATAATTGTCTTTCACCCAACCGAATGGTACATGTTTTTTCATCTCCTCAATACACTCTTCTGCATTAGCAAATGGACGATATTCAGGTTTAATGCGGTAATCAAACTTATTCCAATCTCTGTTATCTTTTGATGGAAATAGCAAACATTCACTTTGTTCAACGTTATACCATTTGCCTTCATCTGTAAAATTTACGTTGCTATATGGAATCTCATTCTCTAACGCCCTAACTATAATAGGAAATTTATGATTTCCTATATCAATTCTTACAAACTCCACTTCTCCATACAAAGGAGAATAGAGTTTTGTCCCTTCAGGACAGCCTTTTAATTTTTCTGCTACATTTATCATACATTCACTAATTTAAAAATTACATCTTTACCGTCAGAACGGTCTTTTGGACAACATTGAAAACCGCCTGTTGGTTTCAGACAAATATTTCCACTATCAAAGTAACATCCATCACATAATGATTGCTCTACTGCTTCAAGGGTTATTGTTACCCGTTCTCCTATTTTAAGTTCTTTCATATTATTACTTTGTCTTTGTCATATCTGCAAACTATTAAATCTATGTAAGTTCCATAGGTTCGTCTTCCCTTCACTGAATGCCTGCATTACATCCACCAACTGCTTTATTCTTTCTTTTCTCATTGTTATCTATATTTTCGTTAGTACATTATTACTTGTTTTATAATTTTTGCGAATCAAAAAACTCTTGCAAGTCTTTATCATCTTCGGGTGTTCCAAGAGTTTGTACCTTCATGCCGCTGGGGTTACATAGAGGCTCAGCCAACGGAGAAATGGCGTGCGGCTCTTTTTGCCACACAATAGATGTGCCGTCATTGTAAAAAGATAAATCGGCAAAGCCATACTTCAGAAGGAATATAAGCGTCTTCTGCATTTCATACTGCAAACTTGACAAAAGCATTGATTGTCCCAAATATCCATTTATGATATAGCCTCCGGCGCAATACTGATAGGATGCTCCGTCGAGTCGATGTTCATAAAGAGTAACGCCAGCCTGGGCGCAATACCCTTTCAATGCCTTGCGTGTAGCGTATCTTCCCATATTCTCTATAATTCCGTTAATACATTTCTACTTCTTCCTAATATTCTCCATTTCCTCATTCTCCTTCGAGAGCCGCTCCAGATGCTCCAGCTCGAGCAAATACGACTGATTGTTCACCTGGTCTTCAGTCAGTCCAGTGTATTTCTGCATGGTGGCGATGGTGGCGGTGTATATTTCAAGTGGGGTGGAGGGTCGCTGTGTGCGGTCGAGCTTCTGCACCTTGAACACATGGGGATAACGCCGTGAAAGGGTGTGCATCATGCCAGTCCACCAGAAGAGGATGGGTTGCCACTGGTGGTCGGGGAAGTGACGGAAGAGTGGGGCTTGGGTGTCGAACTGGCGGGTGTCGTAATGGAAATCGTGCACCTTCACGTTGGTGTTAGTGTCGATGAAGTCGATACGACGGTTGAAGATTGTGGCGAGGAACATAGAGCGTGCCTGGTCTACGCTGTCGGCTTGCTGCGCTATCTGCTCGGTCGTGAACCTACCCATCTGCTTCATCTTGACAAGATTGTTTGCGAGCGAGGTGTATTGTCCCATGAGGTCGGAGGCAAAACGATACTGCTGCCAGGAAAATCCGTCCATATCCTGCGCAGGACCTTCATAGTCGGTCTTACGACGTAGCAGACCGCGCTTGTTGCGAAGGAGAAGGGTGGGGTAGGGAAAGCGAGTGAGGTGAGCGCCACGCTCGTTGTCGAGCCAGTCGAGCATTCCGGCACCGGAGGCAAGATACTCAGCCGAGTTGCGATCGTCGGTCTTCGGCTTGGGCGTTAGCCAATGATTGAGTTGCCATAGGTAGATGGGGAAGGTTTCTTCTTCCTGCTGCTTGCGACGGAAGAAACGGTTGCGACGGCTCGTGGTGGTGAGTCGGCAAGTATAGTGTTGCTCTTCGAGAGGCTTCGACTCGTCTATGCCCTCCACTATCTCGATGCCAGCAAAGACGAAGAAGCACGCTATCTTGACGTTGCGCATGTCGAAGGGATGGTAACGGTCGGCTCGCTGTATCTGCTCAAGCATGATGCGAGAGATGAGCTCCAACTGCTCTGTGCTGCACTCGTTCCATGAGCGGGGCAGCGTTAGGTTGATGTTTCGTTGTGACATAATTTTCGGGTTTCTTTCATGAGCAAAGATAAGTTTTTTTGATTTGGTGAGGCGGACATGGTTAGGTACGGACAACGAAAGAAAAAGCCCGACGCAATCCGCAGACTGCATCGGGCCAAGGTATTGTCCCCACGAATAATTTGCTTTATGAGCGATTTACTTCTTTCGGCTCCGGGAAGGAGATTCGGTAGCCGTCTGCTGAGTCGAGTCCATTGCGGACTGGGGGTCCTCACTTGTGGGAGACGCTTCACTTACGGCTTTCTCCTCTCCTTCACTGAGCACTTTCTTAGCGATATTGTCCTCGCTCTGTGCGTCAATATCGCTTACGCGTTTTTTGATGCGAGGAGCGAGTCCCAACCGCCTTCGGGCTCTGGAATCTCGTAGCGGCCATAGATTGTGGGCTGGAGGGTTCCGCTGCAAGTCACGCTGCGCTCGTCATCAACCTTCTTGCCCGTGTCGCCCTTGATGCCACCTGAGGCATATTCCACCTTGTGCTGAGAATCATACACGATGATGCTCTTGTCTCCATCCTGGAAGATGTAGCCAAGGTCAAGGTTGTTCAGACCGCGGGCCACTTCAGCAGACGCTGCGTTTACGCTCTCAAGTACATAGTCAATTGTCTGCTTGTAGCCGCCTCTTCGGCCAAGGGACTCAAAAGAATGTCCCTGGCTACTCTCCTTACACTCGAATTTGAAAAGCCCCTTACCCGTGTTGAATGACTCGGTGGTCAGCGCAGGATAAATGTTTTTTTCTGCTTTCAAAGGAGCCTTGAGATCGCTCTTGATGAAAATATATACATTGACACCAAGGCCGCCAAAGTTCTCTAAGCATTCGTTAGCTGCGAGAATATCCTTAATCTCGGGACATGTTGCTGTTACTGCCATATTCTATGAATTTAGGTATTGTTGTGTTGTATTGATTAAAAAGAGGGGCGACGGGTTAGCATATTCCGTCGGGTCAGCCGCAAACGTCGCCCTGAAAATATAGAGTGAAAGAAACTCCGTTAGGGGTTAACCGTTCTTCTTGAAGAAGGCTGTCAAGCCCATGTTCATGCCGGAAGCGGTGAGCTGAATCTTCTTCTCGGTCTTACCGTTGCTCCAACCTGTAAACTTATAGTTAGTGCCATCGGCTGCCTCAAGAGAGAGAATCTGGTTAGGAGCGGTTTCAATCGGCTTGGTGTAAGGTGTTCCGTTCACCTTCACAGTACCGTCCGGCTTCTGACCGTCATCGCCAACAGGAGTAATCACGAGCATAGTGTTGTCGTAGTCACCGGCTACATACTCAGGAGCAACGAGATTACCGTCGCTGATGCACAGAGCCGATTTCAGGAAGTTGCGTAGACCTGCTCCCTGTATTGACTGAATCTGAAAAGACAGGTCTCTGTGATCTCGGTCGGAGCCGAGTCGAACACTTACATACTGCTGGTTGCTCAGGGTGTCAACACCGTAGACAAAGTTCTTGTCGATGGTAGCATACATACGGTCGCCTTCGCCGAAGTTGGCAATAGGACAGATAGTAACCTTAGAGAGACCCGGCAGCTTGAAGTTGTCGCCCTGATTGTACTCTACACGGAAGTTGCCGTGGAATTTATTAGCATAACCTGCTGCAATGTTCATGGCAGTTGCCTCGTTCATGTAAACACGTGTTGGAACCTTGCGAAGACGCTCATCCCATTTTGCGTGCCACTTGACGAAGTTGTCATAAGGAGTAGAGTCGTTGTTATCAGCAGGAGCAGAGATAGCCTCGCAAGGAACGAGGTTGCCGTTAGCCTCTGAGATAAGACCGTCCTCGATGTCGTGCTTGATGCAAGTGTGGAAACCGTCGTAGAGAGCCATTGCCTGGTCGCGAGCCGGAACGGAGTCGTCACCATTGTCAAGAGAGATGTCGCCGAACCACAAGTTAGCAGCAAGGTTGTCGGCATAGTCTTTGAGGATTGCCTCTACAGCCTGTGAAGAGAGAGGGAACTGCCCCTGAGCGTCTGTGCCGAATACTTTCTCACAGAAGTCGTCTATATTGCCTGGAAACTTATCCCAGGAGAGCTTCGAGACAAGCGTACGCTCTTTCAAGAATCCAGCTTCGCTGTTGATTTCGCGATGAACGTCCTTACGACGTGTGGTGCCACCCTTACGGATGAACAAGTGGAAAGTGCGCTTGAACTGAACACCAGTGATGATGTCGATGCCAAGGCGGTCCATCTCTTCGGCATCTGAATAGCCAGGACCCATCACGATCTCCTTTGACACCTCCTCGGCTACATGCTGAAGAGCGTCAAGGCCGATAAAATCTTTAGGTAAATTTGCCATAATCGTTTGTGTTTTGTGTTGTTGTTAAATCTTTGTGTTGTTTGTGTCGGTTGAGGGCAGTGATGCTTTTATTCCTCACCTTGCAAGAAACGCTTGAAAGCTGCCTTGCGCTCAACATTGGTCTTGTACTTGCTACCATCGAACGAGCGCAACTGCGGAGTCTTCACTCCCTCGCCATTGTTCTCAGGAGCCTCGCCGCTGTTCAGTTCGTCGCCGGCCTCATTGGTGAGGGCAGCTATCTGAGCCTGCTTGTCGGCAATGGTCTGCTCGGCTGTAGCAAGCGCGTCCTTAGCGGTCTGAAGGTTTGCCTCGGCATCAGTCTTGTCGGCTGTGAGCTGGGCAATCTCCTTGTCCTTTGCCTCGGCGAGAGCTTTCAGCTCGTTGTCCTTCTTGGCAATAGCCTCGGTGTGCTGTGCGTTAAGGTCGCTTAGTTCTGTACTATGAGCCTCGTTAGCCTGGGCGAGTGCGGTCTCCGCGACTTCCTTTGCTTCGTTGGCTGCGTTTACATTGGCGGAGAGTTCATCGAACTTGCCCTGCAATTCTGCGAGAGCGTTCTCCGCTGCGGTGGCTTTCTGCTCGGCATCAGTCACCTTCTGCTCGGCTTCCTTCATGTGGGCTTCGAGAGAGTCAAGAAGCGAGGCGTTCATATACGCGCCCTCTTCCGATACGGCTATCTCGCCAGCCTGCAATCCGCAAGCGTTGCAAATAAGAGGATATTTCTCCATATTTATATTTGTGTTTGTGTTGGTTGCTGTGGTAGATTCGCTCGGCTTGGCAGCTACCTCGGAAAGCAGACGCATGACTATCTCGTCAAGGGTTGATTGCCCGTCATTGAGAATGCCTTCAACATTCTTTGCCTCGAAGGTGGCACCATGCAGATGCTCGTCAGTGACATTCGGACGATGGGCCTTCACGTCGGCCATAAACTCCTCACAAGTCTCGTCAAGGTCTTTCTGCAATTCCTCGTAATCGCCCTTAGCAGCATCACGATACCATTTGTTCTTCTCGTAGCTCTGCGTGGCATAAATCTCATTCCAAGTTTCGTTTGTATAGGCATTCTTCTCGCCAGACAACATAGTGTAGAAGCCTCCCATCACACCGATAGAACCGAAACCGTCCTTCACGTTCATATAGTAAATCTCGTCACAAAGCACAGCCAGATACATTGCAGCCGAATAGCAAGCGCCATCCACAAAAGCAATTACCTTCTTGCCCTTTGAGTGGGCATAGTCGATGGCATACTTATAGTCGGGGATAGCTGCTGCCGAACCACCACCTGAGTTGATGTAAACGATGATGCCCTTACACTCCTCATGGTCGGAGGCCTGCATCATTATGTTGCGGAAGTCGATAGATCCGTAAGAGCAAGCGTCGCCATTACGTGTGATAGGTCCACATACCGGAATTACGGCTACGAATTTATCATCGTCTCTCTCGCTGGGGTCACGTCCTGCGTCTTCATCACTTGCCGACATAGAAAAACGAGACTTATCGCCGTCGGCGGTCATACCAATAGCATAAGCCTGATGCTTTGCTACCTGCTCCGCTGATAGGACAACACGTCCTGCGATGTTCTCCTGCATGGCCATGCGGATTGCATTGAGGATAGGCGGGTGCATCATCCATTCTCTCGTAGCGGAAACTTCAAGAAGTGTTGTTATCATTAGTAAAATCTGTGTTTTGTGTTGTGTTATCCTGAATACAACCTTTTTACCTGGTTGCTAAATGTTGTGGAGGAAGGACTCGAACCTTCGACCTCTTGGTTATGAGCCAAGTGAGCTACCATCTGCTACCACTCCGCTGTGTTATCCGTATGCAAAATTAAAGACCGTGCTTTTTAACATTAGGACAAAAAAAACCGCTATCCTCACGGACAACGGCATCGGTAGATAAAAAAGTAATCAGTTTTATCTTATTGTTATTGAAATAAAATCCGACATAGACTTGCATGAAATGGATAGCGGCATCTGTTCTTCGGACTGTGATAAACTGGTAGTCGCCTTGAAAGAAAATGTGTTGGGTAATGTGTAGCAAAGAAGCAACTGCCCGTCTTCACGACAAAGCACAATATAGTAATCATCCCCCTCGATGGTTATTTTTCTTTGCGTTTCGCGTACATTTTCCTTTCCGTCAGTAATTGTTGCACTTATTTCTAAAGAAAATACCGACCCACAACCCATTTTACTGGTAGTGGATTTAGCGGTCAAGGTTTTAGCGACCACAGGTTTTCCGTCCTGTGTAGCTATATGTAAAAGAGCATCAGAAAAAACACAGTTATTGATATTCAGTATTTGTGCCACACTGAACGGCACAGGAATACTACTGCTTTTAGTAGGGTAGATGTAAACATCTGTTATTCCTGCAAGAAAAAACTCTTTGCAATTATCGGGTAAAACCATACGTATTATAATTTTGCTTGTTTTTTAATATTATTTTACATTCATTTTAACAATCGTAAAGACTTTTAATCCAACCATTGAAAATCATCTATATGATGACTATGTTCGGAATCATCTCCATACTTCATGTCTAAACAAGAATACGACCTAAAGAAACAATGCTCTGCCTTGAGCCATCTTTCCACAATCCGGCGCATGTTGTCCTTTTCTTCCTTTGTGGGGTCTATACCGTATCGCATCAAGAAACGTTCCAGCATGGCAGCTTTACTGCGAGCTATAATCTTGCCGTTTGCTGTGCAATAGTCAAAGGTGGCAAGTGCCCATTCCACCACACTACGCTTGAAATCGTTGTTTAACAATTCACAAAGTTTAAATATTCCATATCGGTCAAGATTCCATGTCGGGGTAACTACACGAACTGTATCTACAACTTCTATTTCATTGGGCAATTTTATACAGAGAAAGTCTTCGTTGTCACTTCTGCTGTAATCATTATATCCGTTTATTTTCTGTACTTCTGCAAAAGTAAGGTATTCCGAAGTTTCACGCTTTACAACGACATTGCCTCCGAGGGGGTGTCTGCCGTTCATCATATTGCGCCATTGCTGATGAGAAAAGCACTGTGCATTCACCTGCTGTGTGACAGCATCCGCATTGGATAGTGAATTACGCATCACGAAGTGTTCAGGCATATACATATTGAAAACTACGGGCTCATTCTTGGCAAGAGGTCTGTTCGGGTCACGATGACGAAAGTACTGGCACCGATTTGTGGGTAGACGAAGATATATATTAGGCATAGCTATTAATTCTTTACAATTCGTTTAAAATTAAGCATGACAGCATCTGTCAGTCTAAACGACAAGAGGGTTTCAGAGTCGAAAGATTTGCATTCTTCCTTACTGAAATGCTTTGACAAACGTTCCAAAATGACAGTCTGCTCTGCATTGAGAGTGCCGGCGAGAGCCTTGAAACTGATATAAGAACCATTTGATTCTGTATGACCGATTATCCTGTTGTCAAACTTCGGATTTTCGCCAAACACCTGCTTTACTCCTTCTATCATATCCTGCTCAGTGTATATCTGCAAGGGAGGATGAATCTTGTTGTACTTTTCTACATAAGTCTTGAACCTCTTATTCAAATATGCGTTGATAGAATCTGCGTATTCGATAAAGAGCCGTTGCGCAGGACTGTCGCAATCCGCATTTTGTGTGGAATTAAAAAATAAGTCAAGTTGCCGCAAAGTCTCCTGCACAAGATTAAACTGATTGAACTGGATTTCAGGACCGAACAAGTCAATCATATCGCCTTTCAGATCCGTAATAACGCTCGAAAGATAATCCGCCAGGAACATAATAGTTTTCAGGCGAACACTCAAATTCTCTGACGTTCTCTTCTTTTCAGAGTCAGAATAGTCCACAAAGTATTTTTGCAGGGTTGAAAATTTCAAATTTTCATCCGTTTTCTTAGAGTAAGAATTTACCTGTACGAGAGTAGAAAAAATAACAGCCGCCAGCTTTGAGTCAAGTCTGACAACTTGCTGTAATAGACTTTGCATTTCTGAAGAGCCAGGGCGCAAGCGGTCAGAGGCCTGCACCAATTTGTTGCGCCGTTCCTCAATGGCAGCATACTCAGCATTTTGCTTCAGCATGTTCAGAGCCTTGTCATAATTGGCAGTAGATACTTCCTTCAATGTAAATTGGTAAATTGTAGGCAACGCAAGAGCCTTCGCCATCTTCTCCGGAGATATTTTCTGTTTGCCCATATTTCTTTTATTTTACATAATACTTATTACAAATAAAATTTTAGCGCATATCACCATCACCGGCAATGACATTTCGCTGCCTGCGTGAGGCAAGTTTTGCGAGGTTTTCTTCTGCCACTTCTTCGAGCGTAACGCCCATCACTTTTGCCAGTCCTGCTGTCTGCCAGAGAATGTCGCCGATTTCAGAAAGCATCAGATGGCGTTCCTCGTCGCTGACGTTCCACACCTGCGTATGCAGGATCTTGCCTTCCTCGTCGCGTTGTGTTGTGGTTATATGCAGCTTGCCCTTGCGCATGTGCTTGCCGGCTTTGCTTGCAAACTCGCCGACCTCGCCTACGAGATTGGCAAGCATATAGAAGAGATTGTCACTCTCAGGCATACAAGTACTCATAGCCTTATCCTGATATTCGTTTAATGTTAAATTTGCCATGATATATATATGTTTATATTAATGATTAAATTTCAAAGCTCGGAATATACTGCTGCATCCTATCATTAATGATTCTACTGATCTGTTTGGCTATGATAGAAGCGTCAGGATGTGCGATTCCAGTTTTATTGCGTAAGCGCATATCCAAAATATGCTTCCACTCACTAAGAGTGTATGTATAACCACAAATGGTATAAGTATTAAAAGTTAGATTACCCCTTGCATCTTCAGGTTTTAGACCTGTAAATATCAAGAACTTATAAACCTTCTCTGCCACCCAATAGCCAAAATGAGAAGCCCAAAGTTGATACCACTTTGCTTGTGCCTCCCAATGCGGGCGACAAATTTGAACACCACCTTTCCGTGAAAGGTTTACATAACGTGTACTTTGTTCGGCTATACAATTTGGTGATTTTCGATTATACGACTCTCCTTGTATGCGTTGCGTGGTTACTACCAGCGTCATGCGAATAATGTAGAACGCCTCCTCACACTCGTACTTCTGTGCCTTCTCAATAAACTCGTCTTCGCTGACACCATACGAGCTAAGCGCGTCCATCAAGTTCTTGTGCTCAAACATGAACTGCATATTGGTACTGATCCATACTTTATGGTTCTTGGTGGCATAATCAATATAGGGCGAAGCATTCAGATACGCCCAGATGTAGTTAGGGAGACCCTTTTCGTGGGGCATGAAAAAGTATATGGTGCCGTGGCGATACATCGAGCGGTGTCCGCTTTCCCAGAAGCCTTTGCAGCGTTCCTCGTCGCGCTTCTGAATGAAGGCTTCCACTTCCTCTTCGGTCATTCCTTTTCCGGGCTGCTTGCCCTTTGTCTTGTAGCATATTCTGCCCACTCTTGCTATATGTCGTGCAAGAGAGGTCTGCTGCCACCATTCCACTTGTGGCTCGGTGAATTTCATTACTTATGAATTTTAGTTTATTATTTAAGAGATTGTGCATTTTCATATTTTCCTTACACAATCATATATTTTACTCGCTGCACCTCGTCCTGCAAATCGCTTGGCGAATCGTTATTGAAGATTACTGCGTTGAAGAACGACAACGGCAGACGCTTGCGCTTCTTGTCGCGGTCCATACGTTCCTGCGACACGCCTCGGCGTAGTCGGGTGCCTTCTTTTGCCGACACACATATCTTGAACAGCTCGATGTCAGGGAATTTCTTGCACAAGGCTCTCAGCCCGTCCTCGTCAATGACATAAATAGCCTTGTCCGTCACCTGATCGATGGTGGTCCAATACTCATAGCCACCATACTGTGTGTATGCCAACATCTTGTCGTGTGGCACGTCGCATTTCTCCACAAAATAATGTTCCACACCGTCAATCTCACCTTCACGTTTCGGACGTGTGGTATAAGAACACAACACTTTATAGCCACCCATTTCGGAAAGCATCCGAGCCACAGTGTCCTTTCCTGCACCACTCGGACCGGTAATTGTTATTAGTTTCATAGAGTATAGAAAATGAGGTGAGCCACGTACTTCATACGGCACTTCAGTGATAGTGATGGCGATAGTGATAGCCACCGCAGTCGAGTGATAGTGATAGCGAAATAGAAGATGTTGACTGCGGAGTGATTTTTTGCGCAATACTTGCTCTATCCAGTTGAGCTACATTTCTCTTGAAAGAAAAGATAGGATTCGAACCTATAACCTCGTGAGACACGTTTCGAAAAACGCATGATTCACTAAAAGAAAACTCCGTATGCTATCCGTGTGAGAGTCAGTTTCACGGTGCAAAACCTTCAGTCTGACCTTACCCACCTCGTATTATTTATATTTTTTGTTTACAAACCGTTGACCTCCGCATATATTCCCTGAAGGTCGTTAGGGATAATAATGCGTAGAGACGTTATCTCTTTGATTTCCTGCTGTTGCCACTCAACGAACATAGTCTGTAATCTCGACATTTCAGTATCGAAAATATTTATCTTTTCTTGATGCTCTGCATATTTTTTCTTGTATTCAGCCAATCGCTTGCTGTACTCTTTTTCGGCTTCCATGAGGAAACGATGCTCGATACCATTAAACTCGGCTTGCAATGCCCGATATTCGCCCTGAAGCTGGAAGAAGGTCTTATTCAGTCGGTCAATGGTATCAGGTTCAACATTATAAGAGAACACAACCATATCACGGCCTTCTCCCTCTATCTCCGTAGGATTAGCCAAACAAAGTGACACTCTCTTTAATGCCATAGGCAATAGCCCGTTGGGATGAATATACTTGCCATACACCGCCATCTTGGTTTTCAACTCAATATAACGGTTGCGATCCTTTACGTTCAGAATCTCATTTCCCACCTTGTCAATAACGGAAACTGGGTCAGGAGCCACGGGCTTTTCAGGAAGAGTAATATTGTGATCGTCAGCCCACACCATGAAGTTGCAGTCTTGCACCGACTTCAAAACTTTCTCACGTTCATTGATAGCCTCACGCAGCCAACCGATAAGGGCATTACACTGAGCTACACGACGTATAACATCGGGAATAGCATCAAGAGTATCAAGAGGGGCTTCCACAATCGACGGCTGTGTATCACCAAGCAGACGTGCGCTCTTTGTGTAAAGACGCAAGGTTTCAGCCTGCGCCGATATTCGCTGCGCATACTCCTTAGCCATGTTTGCTACATGGTTGGCAGATGTGGCTGTCAAGCCTTCTTTTGCAAAAAATACTTTATTCATATATATATATCATTTTTGTTTGAATTTTAACATTTGAGCAATCAATAGAGAATCATAAGACCACCGTAAGACATCCGTAAAATACGCATAAGCCTCAATTTTTGCGAAAATCGGGGTGTTTTTGCCGTTTTTTGAGTTTTCGGTTTAACACTTGTAAAAAGTGTTTCGCTGAAAATTTTAGGTTCTTCATCCGTATATCTCCAACAAATCATCCCTCGTCAATGTGATGTGTTTATCCTTACACTGCTTGAAGAAGAAATTTATTGTATTGGAGTATTGGGCAAACGACGGCCACCTCTTAGCAAAGTCGCTCTCATGGTGTCCGCAAGTAGAATCCGCCGGACGGAATCGCGATACACGCTTCCAAAAGTCGTAACCATCCTGCCCTACCAGATGATAGAGAGACATTCCACAATACACCCACTCTATATATCCACCTTCGGTTCCTGCCATCAAATCTACATGCTGTTGCTCTACCTTCTCAACAAGTCGTTTCACCTTACGGTAAACTATTTCGGGGGTGTCATTGTGCCAGTCACCAATAACAACACCATTCTTCGCTGAAGATCCATGGCGAGTTTCCACATAAGATGAATGATGTGAGCGAGACAAAGGCAGAGGCATTACCACTTGGTCGTTCAGTCCCGTATAGGCAGTTGCCCTCTCATTGATATATATATGCTCAGGATCATCCCATGACGCAAAACGTACACGACCGATATTGCCGCATGACCTATCGAGCGTAATGCCACAAGCAGCATAATCCTTCAACAGGGCCTTGAACTGGTCTTTATGCCTATCTGGATAAGCCAAGCGCACAAGACCGAAATATCCGCTACCGGAACACGACCGCATCAGCAAGGCTATCTCAGGGCGATATTGGCATACAAAACGCACATTATTGAACTGAGTAAGATGTTTGTTGTCGTCAAGATCGATGTCGATGGCGAGCCAGCCTGTGTGTCGCTTTAAGTGAGTCTCCCGACGGCTCACCATTACCCGCTGCCCTGGATGTGTTAGGCTGTCATCCTCATAGAGGGCGAACAGTCCGCTAAGAGTGGCACCAGGCAACTTCTTCTTGGTGTCGATATACTCCTGCATCTTCTTTGCCTTACTGCCAAATTCTTGGCGCATAGCGCGAAGGTGCTGCACATACGGCTTCCATCGGTCCGTAAGGCAGAACTCGCGGATGGTCATCTGCTGGATGCACTCACCAGTTTCACGGTCTACATACCGGCCTACATTATCGAGCGCATCAGAATATATGGAGCATATCTCATCGAACATATCATTTCTCTCCTTATTGTTTCGGTTACAAAATTAAAAAAATATACTTCACTCCCACAAGTATTTTGCGTTTTTATTGGTGTGTCCTACATTTTTTTAACTTTTATAGTTCTATTAGTAATGGTTACTCCTAATTTTTAGTTAAGTAATATTCATAACCATCATTTTTGCCAAAACCTTTATACATATACCTTTGCCACAAGTCCGATAATGGGCGAAACAACAAAACACAAAAACACTATGCAGATTAAAACACAAAACGGCGACTATGATGTTGCCAGCAAGGGACTGGGCAATACAGCTCTCGGTCTCGGCATCGCAGGATTAGCTACCAGTCTGTTAGGCGGTGGCGCATTGCTCGGTGGCCTTGGAAATGGCAAACAAATGACTGCCAACCCTAACGACCCCGACGCAAGGTTCGTAACCAAGAGCGAGACTAACCTGATTCAGGAGAACTCTACACTCAAGACAGAACTTGCTATCCAGAAGAGCGAGAACTACACCGACAAGAAACTTGTAGAGGTGACACAGTATCTCGACATGAAGCTGCGCCGTGTGGAAGACAAGGTTGATGCCAACAAGGACGCACAGCAAGCCGTGAACGCACAGCAGATGGCTTACAATGCCGCTGCAAATGCAAACATCGACGTGCTGAAGTCGCAGGTAGCAGCACTGAACGGTGTCACAAAACTCTTTGTGCCTTCATCTAATGTCTGTCAGACAGGATGCGGTTGTGGTTGCAACGCGTAAAAACGTGAAGTGATATGGAATATTCTAATTCACAAATCTTGGCAGCAGTCGTGTCCGAATGGGCGCGACCTGCCATTTCACAGATTGCCGCAGGTAACATCATGCGTCTGCCCATGCTCCAATCACTGCAAGCCACTATCGGTTCACTTGGATTGGTAAGCGGAACTTACAACCTGCAGAAGGATATAGAACCGCTCATACAACCTGTTGTCAACTCACTGGTCACTCCGATGCTTGCCCGATATTTCGGACAGATACCGGAAGAGAGCATTCCGCAGATGGCGCACGACATTGTGGAGAAGGTTCGCTACAACGGACCGCTATCCGTTCTCGAAGGTATGATAACGTTCGACGAGGAAGACCTGGATGAACTTGCCGATCTCTTACAGAAAAACCTGCCGGTGGAAAGTGCAGACCATTACCAGGTGAAGAAATAAGTTTTACTAACATAAGCGTCGGCTCGCATCGTCGCTATATTAAAACACAAAAAATATGAACAAACGTACTATTCCGGCTATTATTACAGCCACGCTTGCAGTAGGCGCAACAGCCACTGCTCCATATTATGACGTGAATATCACACAGCAGCTCTGTACTCCGGCTTGTGTGGACGAGACACCTGTGTTTACTCCCTCATTCTCGGTAAAGAGTATTGCAAAAGTGGGTACATCGCAATACCTTGTAGTGCTCCATGTGGAAGGTGTTATCAACTATGTTCCGTGTAACTGCAGCACATGCTGCACTCGTTCACAGGTGGTGAGCCAGGATTTCACCATTCCGGTGTTCAGTGCTACCGCCATCAACAGTGTCACACCTACCATCGGCGCGGTACAGAACGGTATCGCCAGGATTGCCTGCTGCTCATGCAGCAAGACTTTCGTGTCAGACGTGCCTCTCACCTTAACCATCGCATAACATGCCGATGTTCTTGTTAACAAGCATGCTTCTGATGGTATCTGTCAATCTCATTCACCATCTCGGACTGGCTCAGGCTATAGCCGAGGTGATGAATAAGATATTAGGGTGTAGCCAGTGCCTTACATTCTGGAGTGTTGTCGCTGGACTGACATATCTCGGTCAAGACATTATTACGGCGGTATTCCTTGCTATCACGATGGCTTACCTATCTAATTGGTTTGGACTAATATTATTGTATCTCCAAAGAAAATTCACTACATTGTATGAAAGAGAAAAAGATAAAAAAGCAAGATGAAAGTAAGCCAATGGAGAAATCTTCCGGCTTTCAACGGCATACAACATTCGCTACTTTGGTGCCGATAATTCCCAAATTCAAGGGCATCTGCCCTAAATGTTAAAACAAAAAGAAAATGAAATACATTCAATTAATAGAACAGGCTCGCGCCACTGGAGTGGCGAACGAGAGTAAAATGAACGTAGCCATCGCGCAGATGTCGTGCGACCTTGAAAGCGTAAAAAACGAGAAACCAAACTTGTTTTGGAAAATTATGCGCCATCAGCATGCTGTGCTCTATGACCGCCACTACAGCGAGAAGTTCGCCAACCATGACGTAAATTGCCTGGAATATGGCGAACCGGATGAAGAGGGTATGCCCACCCTGCATGGCGCACATTGGACGCGCTTACAGATCATGGAAGCTACACGGGATCTCAAATTTCATCCAAAGGTAAACGACTGGGACAAATATGTCGCCTTCAATGCCATGTATGCCGACCTATGCGCTGACATGTCGGAGGAGGAGATAATCAAGGCTGCATATCTGTTTTATTTCAGTGATGTTGACTGGCAAACGGATGATGATTGCACTAAGATTTGGGACTATATGTTCTTACACGCAACAATGTAAAAAATAACTTTTTGCGAAAATAAATAAAGGAATCAAGTCCCTTTGCGCTATTAATTATAGTACCGAGGGACTTTCATTTTATTACAAAAAGACTATTTTATCTTTCTATTAGTATAATTTTTCGTTAATAAATCTATAGTTAACAAAAATCATCTACCTTTGTATCTATAAAACTTATATTTTTTTCAATTAAAAGTGATAATTATGGAACTACGACATCTGCAATCTTTTGTTTATGTGGCAGAAAATCTTTCATTTTCTATCGCCGCCAGCCGATGTTGTGTCACGCAATCGGCAATCAGTCAACATATAAAACGCCTTGAGGAAGAAATGGGATGTAAATTGCTCATTCGCACCTCACACGATATTACACTTACAGAATACGGCGAAGCTCTATTGCCTCGCGCAAAAGACATACTCAAGCAAGCTGCCGACTGTAAAGAACATATACAAGAACTTAACAACTGTATGACAGGTGAACTGCGTATTGGTGTAGGGTCTTTTATAGCTCCATACATCCGTGTGGCTGCTATCATTTTTATGGAGCGTTATCCTAACGTAAGACTTAACGCCGAAATGACCAAAGCCACAAGTCTTAACCATCTATTGCGTAACCATGAACTTGACATAGCCTTTACGATGAATACTGCATTTAAAAATGAGGGTATTGAATCCATGCCGTGCATACCATTTTATATTTATGCCATAATGCGCGACACACACCCATTGGCAAAACTACCGGAGGTGTCGTATAAGGATATGCTCTGTCATAACGTTATTATGCCCGACGTGGGAGAGCGTGTGTTCAACACTTTTCAGCAATATACACAACAGGATCTGACGAAGCTGAATGTCAAGTGTATTGTAAGTGATCCTAACGAAGACCTTGCTATCGTGGAAGAAAAACAGGCCATTACCTTTATGCCTAAGCTCTATCTAAAGAATCATCCTGCCCTCGTTGCTAAACCTATCAGAGAACTGAAAAAGAAACTTATGAGTAACGCCCACTATATGCAGGATGTACCTCTCAAACGCTCTGCACAGATATTCCTTGACATTATAAAACAAGAAGCAATACCGTATATTCAAGAATTGGAGAAAACCTATTAACGACCTGTTTGAATACTGAATTTTACTTTTAAACTTTACAGCCTTCTAAAGTCCAGTTTTTAGACTTTGAGTCCATTTTTCAGAAAATCACCGAAAAATGAAAAGTCCATAAATCTGAAAACACAAAGTAAAGTCCACCCCAAATCCATCTCGTGACCCCCCAATGAATTTTTCAAAAAGTGATTTAACTTTCTGATTTTCCGCTATTTATCTATTAAAAGTCCAAAAATGGGGTATTTTTTTATATACCTATACGAGCGCAAAGAACAAAAAATATATAAAGAATAGTAGAAATAAGGCATTTTATACGCATTTTCTCCCATTTCAGTTGCCTTTATTATCCATGCAACTTACTAAATGTCAATTATTTACGCCATAGGCGTTAATGCTACTAACCTTATTATCAGAGTTGGGGAGTTTTGAAAATGGGAGAAAAAGAAAATTGGCGAAATTTATATATAGTAGTAGCGTTATTTAGTAGATTTTTGGACTTTTAGGGAGTAGATGTTAGATAATGTCCGTGATTATTAGGGAGTTACGAGAGTTTGTAGTTTTGGACTTTGGGGGACGGAAGTTTATTCTTGAATAAGCGAGAAAAGGAAGGAATGCGAGAGAAGCGCAAAAGAAAAGATCGCCTCGCCTAACGGCGCGACGACCTGATAAATGCTTTGCTAATTGCGAAAGATAGCGCAAAATAAATGCTTTGCCGCTTGCGAAAAATGTAGCGCAAGGAAAATGCTTTGCTGATTGCGGATTGCTGCAAAGGCAGGTTGCGGAGGGCTATTTATTCTTCATAAACTGATTAGCCTTTGTCATACTGTCATAGAGCTTGCCACGGCCATACATATCTATCTTTGCCTCAATAGGCTGCTCCAGACGTTGCAGGAGCGTGTTTACGGCTTGCAGAAGGGCTACGTTTGTGTTGGCTTGGTTAGACACCATTTCTTCGGTTACGGAAGCTCCTGCGGCGATTGTGGGGCTTGTTTCGGCGATATTGCCAGTGTCGTAGGTACGGCGACCGGAATAGTTGCGGTCGTAATTGACGAGAGCCTTCAACAGCTGCGGATTATTCATCATCATGGCTTGCGTGGTCTCACGTCCGATTACCAACTCGGGACCGTTCTCGGCCACTAAGGATGGTTGTCCGTTGATGGTGGTGGCGGTAGGATGTGTGAGGAGAGAAACACCGTTGTGGGGCTTGCTGTCCTCGGTTGCCCAATAGAGACTACCATCATTACCGACAAACGGACGGAGATCTTGCACGTTACCGGAATCGTAAGTGAGCATACCGGAAACAACCTTAGTATTAGGACCTTTGGACGAATTTTTCTTCTTTCCTCCGCCAAGAGCCGAACTTAAAGCCCATTGAAGCAAACCCATAAGAGTTGACATAACTACGGCAGCAGCAATAGGACCCGCTATTGGGCCCAAGAACTCAAAACACTTCGCCATTGCACCCGCAATAGAGAAAGTCACCTCTCCTTCAGTACGTTTTGCATCCGATTTCACAACCTCGTCATTATTCTTTTGCTTGGCAGTGAGCGTTGCGTTAAGGGTAGCGTCAGTTGCGTTCAAAATAGTTTGTTGCGTCACCTCGGTATTCTTGCTTTGTTCTTTATTGCCTTGCTCGGTTGTGGCGGTCATTTTCTTCACGCCCTTGTCGGTAGTCTTTTCGCGGTCCTTTGTACCCTCCTTAACCTCTTTGGTAAGTTTCTTTTGGTGTTTCTTCTCTTCCCGAAGTTGCTTCTTGCGCTGTTTTTCCTCCTTTCTGTCTTTCTTTCCTTTACCAAGGTCGGCATTCAGAGCTGCATTTACGCCACTCATAGCAATATTAGTTGCGGCTTCACCAAGACCACTATTGCCGGTATCGGCAACGGCAGCACCGGTCTGTGCCGCCATCGAAACACCGATTTGACCGCCAGTGCTTTTTACCTCCTTATTATAGTCGTCGATAGTCTTGCCCGGATTGCTTTTCTGCCATGCTAATGGAGGTTCGGTCGGTGCAGTATCGCTTTGAGTAGGGTTACTGTTGGTGTCTACAGAGATACCATTATCAACAATCACATGAGCAGGGTTGCCAGCCGTACCAATATCGGATGTATTCATTGTTACCGCATTAGCGTTGGCATTGGCACGGGCTGCGTCAATGTCGGGCTGCGCTTTCGCCTTACCACGTTTGGCACCAGCATCGTTGATGGCTTTCCACATTTGTGTGTTCACATCGTTAAGCGCCATCTTCGCCCAGGATTCAAGCATGGATTTAAGGGCAGACCTAATAGCGTCGTTTGCACTCTCTGCGTCGTAGCGCATTTCTGCAAGAGCCTGTCCCACGGCAGCACCGAAATCCTCGATAGGCTGTACGAGTTCCTTCATCTGTGAGAGACGCGACTTCATAGCTGTTGCCATCTGATTGGCATAGGCAAGTTCCGCCTCCTGCCGAGCACGCTCGGCTTCGTCGATAAGCTGTTTGTTCTTCGTTTTACGTTCTACAAAGGCGTAATAGTCTTCAGCAGCTTGCATACGGGCCTTCATAAGTTCTATTTCAGGGTCGGCCGTGAGGTTGGCAAGACCGAGATTAGAGAGAAGGTTTGTGCGCTTGCCAAACATCTGACTCTCATTCTCCATCTTGCGCAGTTTCGCTTGCTGGGTAAGATTGCGCTTGTTGGATGACCACCAAAAATCAACTATTTTCTTTGCAGAGTCGTACTTCTTTTTCTCGGCTTCCGCGTAATCGTCCGAATACTGGATAAGGTTCTGATAAAAAGCCTTCCAGCTCTCTTCGCTCTCACCCAACGACTTCTTGATACGAGCAGCCATACCGTCGGGATCATCGCCAAAGAGCATCTTCATCAACACTCCCCTACCCTTTGTAGTAGTAACATCAATCGTATAAAGCTGGGCAATATTTCGGCGAGCCGCCTCAAACATCTCTTTGATGACCTTCTTGCGCTTCTCGAATGCCGAAATGTCGAGAATCTCCTTTCCGTCAACCACCTTCTTCGTAACGGTTGTCTCCTCCTTTGTAGGTGCGGCATAACCCATTTCATTGAAGTTGTCATACGAGTTTTGCTGAACAATACCCGTATAGTCATGTTCCATAGCAATCTTACGGCGTGCCTCCATCTGCTTGAACTGCATATTCAGAAGTTCCTGCTCGCTGCGTGTGGCTTTTGCGAAGATTTGCGCTGTAATGGAGTTCATAGACAGACCAAGTTTGTTGCCCAACTGTTCCATGAGTTTGCGCAGATTCCCGATATTGTTTTTCAATATACCGTCAAGCAAATCTTTTGAAAGGTTTACGCCCGTCTCGTCCGCTTGTTCCACCATATCAGCAGCCATCATTTTCTTCGCATCCTCCCACTTATTTGGTTGACCTGCAACCGCAAGACGCACCTGCGAACGAGCTATTTCCTTGTTTTGCTTCAGAGGGAGGACAAACTGCTTCTGTTCGGCTTCGTCCATATTAAGAGATATGGCTTGAGCCAACTTAGCGTTAATCTGACGGTCGTAGTAGTTATCCACATCGTCCATGATAGCCTTCGCCTGGTCCTGCTTCTGCTTCAGTTCCTCACGCCAAGCACGTTCGCGGTCACGCTTGTCCCGTTTTTCCTGTGCGATAGCGCCCTTGTCGGGAGCATTGTTTTCGAGGGTGCCAGGTTCTTCATCCGGATAGTCTTTATATCCCTTGGGAACAAAGTTTATATAAGCATTCTCTATTTCATCCTCCTTATCAAATCTTCTGTTCGTAGCATTGGCATACCAGTTCGATGCAGACAGCAGAGCCGGATTGTAGTAATCTGCATAAGCCTTTTCACCTGCTTTGTTTGTTGTATATAAACGCCCTTTCTTATCTATTTTATAGCTAAGGTTCCTCAGCATACCTGTCTGCTCTTCCGGTAATTTACTTACTAAATAACGATATACTGCATTACCATTTGCGCCTTTACTTATCCACCTGTCAATGTCTTTAAACGAAACTCCGAACAAATCTAACTCTGCCAATCTTACCTGTCTCATCAACTCATTGGATGCAGCATTTCTATCAGCATCATATTTAGGAAGAGCCTGCTGTTTCGCTTGCTCTCGCAGTCGATAATAGGTGGCCCTCTGAGCTTCCTGCGCCAATTCTGAATAATGGTCACGCAAATCCTTTACGTTCTTTATCTCAATGCCAAGATTGGAAATGTATGAACGGAAGTCCTTATTAAACCTTGATATAAGTTCCTGGCGTTCCTTCTGTGTAAGATTCGACTCATTCATCATCTTTTTGTAGTTTGCGAGTTTTCTGTTCAGATTACTCGTTTCTACAGCAGCTTGTCCTAATGTATCTTTCCACGCATTTGCTTGTCTTTCCGCTTCAGCTTGTGCTCTTGCAGCCTCCTTTGCCTGCTGCACATAACCATATATAGCTCCCGCCACACCGATGATGACACTCGCGAGGGCTATCCACGGATTCATCTTCATTGTTGTATTCAGTGTACTTTGCGCTGTATTAGCCGCAAAAAGAGCTCTTACATATTGGTACATACTCTTTACGGCTACACCGAGTGCTGCTCCATATTGCCACAAAAGCCTCAGACCCGAATAAATTCCTTGTGAAGCCATGTAACCTATAATTACCGGCAGAAATGTTGCAACAGCTCTCAACGCCCATAATACCGCCTGTAAAGATATAAGCAACGTGCCTTTCAGCAACGGACTACTTGTCATGGTCTTCGACATTTCGTACCACCATTCCGCCATACCCTTCACAGCATCCACACCATCGGGGTTGACAAATGCCTTCTCCCAAAGATTGTTGGCACGCTCCAGAATACCGATAGCAGACTGCTGCTGCATACTGTACTCGTCTGTAACGGCAGATGCTTCTTCAAAGGCTTTCTGCGACTCGTAGAGATGATCCTTGAGCATATCCACGTTCTTCGACATTGTAACCATAGCAGTGACGAGACGTTGACCGTCTGAACCGAGGTCTTTGAATATACCACCGAGAGCGTTCATGTTGCCCTTGTCGCGCATCTTCTCGAGCACAAGGACAATAGCGTCCATGGCATGACCCGACGCATAGAGATTCTTGATAGTTTCGTCAGGGATGCCGAGTTCTTTAGCAATAAGGTTGTGGTTTTTCTGCAAAGCCACGATAAACTTACCCATAGCAGTAGAAGCCACTTCAGGCATCAGCATCATAGAAGAACTTGCAGAGCCAAGAGCTAACAACTGGTCGGTAGTGATACCTGCTGTACGGGCAACACCGGTCAGTCGCTTGGCAAACTCCACAATGTCATTGGAAGTAGATGTGCTCGTAGAAGATAATTTGAACATGGCAGAGCCTGTAGCCTCCATTGCCTTGTCGATACCCATCTTCGGGATAAGACCCATCACCTCCACCATCTTAGAGAGTGCCGGCAACGCTTCCTCGCCCATTTCCTCACCAATGGCAACATTAATCTTATCGGCTGCTTTTACGAACTGAGCCATACCATCAACGCCATACTTGCCCATACCGAGCTTCGCTCCCTGGTATGCGAGCTGCGCCAGTCCATCCACGCTTGTTCTGGTGTCAATCTTAGCCAACTCTGTAGATAGTTGTTTTACCTGGTCCATCGTCAGACCACTGACCTTACGGATGTCGGTCAACGACCCCGAATACTCAAAGTTCTTCTTGATGGCACCCGTTACAAGGTCTTTCGCCTTGTTGAACAGCGCAAACATACCGACATACGCCGTAAGATTCTTCATGGCTGTGTTCCATGCACCGCCTTGCTTGTGCACCGAGCCAGAGAGTTTGTCTATCTGTTCTTGCAGAGCCTTCACATTACCCTGCATCTGCTTCAATCCTTTGTCGCTTGCCGACATCTTGCCGAGCTCGCTCTTAGCCGCAGACAGCGCACGCTTCAGTTCGTTAAGCGACGTGCCTGACAAATTTTTCATCGCCTTACTGATACGCTCCGTGTTCGTGATGTTCTGCGACGTAGCCGAGTTGTAAGAAACCAGTTCTTTTTCCAATTTCTTAAACTCGCGCTGGCCTTCCTTGGTTGTCACGTCGAGCGCAGCCATCTTCTGTTTTATACCGTCGATACGCTGTTGAAGCTCCTCCATCACCATTTTGGCGACGGCGGCATTGGCAGTAATGACGATTTGAGTTTTCTTTGCTGTAGCCATATTTAGTGTGTTTGTGTTGTTACATTATCTTTATCGGACTTGCTTCCTCAAAGGTGTTTATAAGTTTCACCTCGCCCTCGTAGCCGTAGAAATCCACAAGATAGTTGGCTATACGCTGCTGAAGGTGGCGAAGTTCCATCATGATGGCAGGACGTTGCGATTTGCCCGACTTGCGGTCCCACTTGCTGACGTATCGCGTCTGGAAGTGAGCCTTCTTGCCCGACTCCACGTCCTCGTATGTTGTTCCTTGACCGACACCCATATCCACAAAGCGCATATAGTCGTTGAACTGGAAGGCCATCGTTACCTTGCCTCCTTCTCCGGCTTCGATAATTTTGCCGGCAAACGATTTTACTCCCTCGCCAGTTGAGTGCCACTGGCCCATCTCCTTGCGTTTCTGATTGACGACAGCATATCCGTTATACACCTCCTTGGGATAGATACACTGCGTCATGGTGTTTACCTCAAGTTGATTGATGGTCTGCTGAAAAAAGCGAGCAGCTACCCTATTGAAGGGGAATATCGGGTTTTTGATTGGTTTACCCATATCGCATATATTATTAAAAGGTTAGGGCTCTTTCTGCACGATATATTTGCCGTTGCTGCCACACGCAAAGTTGTATAGCGGTTGCAGACTCTTCCAGTCGAGACCCATTACGAGCCACTGTCCGGCGTAGATGTCGCCTACCAATCCGAAGGAGATTGAACTGGTGTCGATGCTTTGCAGCTCTGCCATCACCACGGCATCGTCGGCAAAACTGCGCTGGGTGACGGGACAACAACCTGTGCGCTTCACCTCGATAAGCCAGGCTATGAGGTCCTTGCAGTAGTCGGTGAGGTCGTTGGCCGTGCGCTCTATCTTGTTGCCGTCGTAACGGCCAAGGGTCTGCGGCGTGTCCTTCACTTTGGCGAGAAACCACACCTGGTGAGAGACCACGGCCTTCTTTGCATCAACGAGTTCGCCGGTGGTCATTACACTCTGAAGCATACAAGGCGAGTGAATGATGTTGGCGTTACGGGAAAAGATGTTCTCAAGGTCTATGTAGCGAATGCGGAAGAAACTCTGGTCTTCGAGGCGTCCGCTTTCAGGGTGGTGAGACAGGGGCTTGTAGATAGAAGCCCAATGCTCAAGGATATTGCTTATTGTCATTATGCTATATGTTTTTTAACTACGGAACTCGCGGAATACGCAGAAACTCTTATTTCACTGATTCTTCCTTTGCTGATTCTTCCTTTGCCGATTCTTCCGAAGTCTCCGCTTCCTCCTTATCCTTCATCAGCTCTTTCAGCTTTACATTGAAGTGTCGCTCGGTCTTGTCTGCCACAATCTTTTGCAGCACCCTTGCCCAAGCCGCACCGTTACATGTACTCTCGTTTTCGAGTATCGAGACGAACTGCACCAGGCAGTACATGGCGGTGAGCTGGTTGGCGAGGTGGGTGTTCATATAGCCGAGAATGTTGCGGTCGAGATACGAGGCGAGGCAGATGCACATGATGAGCACCGAGAACGTCCACACCATCTTTGCCATCTTCTTTGAGCGCAGCTTGCCGTCCATCTTGCACTTCGGGTTGCGCTTTATCTCCTCGCGGTATCTTTGGTAAATGCGTCGGTTGCACCTCCACGCCGTGTAGCAGTCGATGATGAGGGCGAAGAAGCAAACGGTAATGAAATTGATAGATGGTTCGATGTGAACCCACAGCAAGCCGAGCACTGCGGCAATGGCTCGCGAGACATAGAATGGATTGTTCATGTTTTGTGTTGAGTTTTGTGTTGTGTTCTGAATTTTTCTACCACAAATTTACTGATAAACTGCTACGCACAGCGGACATGAGTTTAAGGGAAGAGTGAAAAACGAAGAGTGAAGAATCCAATAGTTACGAGTGAGACTTGAGGTACGGGGATATTGAGGATGTCCGCACGGGGAAGAAAGAATATCGTAACTTTGGCTACATAAAACACAACACTATGTCAGGAATTTCTCAAAACACATTGGCTCGCATCGACAAGTGGCTCTCCTACGGCACGAGTATGCAGACGGCTTTTCCGAAGCTGGAGCAACGCTATCGTATGCAGATCTGCTCGGAGTTCTACAAAAGATGGGTGCAAAACAAGGACATCGACCCACGGACGGTGTGCCGCAATATCGCCCGACGCGACTATGAAATGTTTTTCAATCAGGCAGCACAGGGCAACAAGGAGGCGCAGGATTATGTGCTTGCGCTGAAGATTACGCTCGACGATGAGGGCAATATATGTCCGCGTACCGTTACGGAGCTCAACAACGACGTGCTGGTGTGCAACCATCTGATACGTTTCTTCCAGACCGACGAGAGTCCGCGCCACAAGGCTATGTTTCTCGGTTCGGCAGAATGGCTTATCCGCACGGGCAAGCAGCAAAACAACGACCGTGCCGTGGCTAAGGGCATGGAGGCGCTGGCTAAGGTTTACAAAGACTTCGACGAGGAGCGCGACGCTACGGACGAAATGCCGGACATGAGTCGCATTGCCATCACGCAGGACGTGAGCATAGTGAAGCGCGACCGTGTGAACTACACCGAGGAGGAGAAGCAGCGCATGGCCCGAAAATATGGTCTTACTACGAAGGACCTCCAGGAGATTGAGGACGAAGAGCTACTGAGTGGAGGGAAGCCGGAGGAACCGGACTACTTTGAGTACATGGAAAAGAAGGACGAGGAGGATGCGCTCGGACGTGAAAACAACGAAATGAGCGAAATAACGATTCCGAGCCTACGGATGATGCGGAATAAACAGAAAACATAAAGAATAGAGATGAAAATAGGACTCATAGACGTGGACGGACACAATAAAAAGACACGTTGGGGGTCAGCTTTCCCTAACCTCGCCTTGATGAAAATATCGGCTTGGCATAAACGGCAGGGCGACATCGTGGAGTGGGCAGAGGCAAGTGTCCGCTACGACGTGTTGTATCAGAGTAAGATTTTCCGCTCGTCGCCTGATGTGGAAGGTGCATACATTGCCGATGAGATCAGGAAGGGAGGCACAGGCTATAGTCTTACAGAAGTATTGCCCGATGACATCGACCGGATGCAACCCGACTATTCCATCTATCCGTGGATTAAGTCGCGTGAGGCTTACGGCTTTCTCACTCGTGGCTGCCCTAACAAATGCAAGTGGTGTGTCGTACCGAAAAAGGAGGGTGCAATTCGTCCTTACATGGATGTGGACGAGATAGCGCAACACGGCAAACGTCCATACCTTACGCTGATGGATAACAACATTCTTGCTGCTGGCGATTATGCCGTGGAGCAGTTGGAGAAAATCATTCGGGGTGAGTATCATGTCGATTTCAATCAGGCGATGGACGCACGACTTATCACTCCGCAATACGCTCGGCTGCTGTCTCGCGTGAAATGGTTCCCGTATATCCGCTTCGGGTGTGACACCCATGCTCAGATAGCGCATTGCGAACGTGCTCTTGCTCTGCTTCACGAAAACGGATGGCACGGCAATGTATTCCTCTACTGCATGATTACGTCTGACTTCGACGAGAGCATAACAAGAGTAAGCTACTGGCGCGACAAACTCGTAGCCGGAGAAAAGACCTATCCGCACGTATAGCCTTACCTCGACTTCAACGATCCGAACTGGAAAGCTCCGAAATGGCAACAGGATATGGCTCGATGGTCGGGCATTATCTCGCTGAAGAAAACATTTCCTATCATGGATTACGTTCCACGAAACGGTTTCGTATTTTCCATGTATCGTGACTATCCAATATTACAACAATGCAAGACAAAGGAAGAAATAACTGCCATAATGCAGCGACACAACATACCTGCGGCACCTGTGCGGCCATTGGTAAAGAAGTCAGAGAAGACTGGATGTTGCCAGACGAACACTACCACTACTGCCCGACAACTCATGCTCGAATTGGATTGGTAGAGGAGGGCGACGAATGGCCGTGTTGGAAGGCTGCTGAAAAAAAAACGATAGGCATAACATTACCAAGGTAATGGGCATAACCTTATGAAGGTAATGGGCATTGTTTGCATATAGCATAAAAATCATGTTAACAAAACGCTAAATTCTTAACATATCGCACACGACGTGTTAATGAAAACGCGATTTACTTAACACGTTCTATAAAAAGACAGTAAAAAATATGGAGTTAAACATTACGCTTGCCGAAGCATTGGAGCGAGCTTCGACAGGACTGCGAAAGAAGATGCTTCACTCGGTAGAGCTGCTGCAAAAAGCAGAGAAGATAGCTCTGAACTATGATGCCGAGAACGGATATTACTTGGCGTTTAGTGGAGGCAAGGACTCTCAGGCTCTTTTCCACATGACTCATTTGGCTGGGGTTAAATTTCGTGGTCACATGAATCTCTCGAGCGTAGATCCGCCCGAAGTCATTCGCTTCGTAAAAAGGAACTATCCCGAAGTGGAACTGATAAAGCCAAAGAAGAGCATATTCCAGATTGCTATTAAAAATCAAATTTTACCCACTATGCGTGTGCGTTGGTGCTGTGCTGAATACAAGGAAACGTCAGGTGCGGGCAAGGTTACGCTAATCGGCATTCGCAAGGCAGAGAGCACACGTCGAGCCAAGCGAAATGAAGTGGAAATAAACAACCATAAGTTTAGTGGCAATCTGGACGGTCTGGACGAATACCGACAGGAACAGAAGGCTAAACGTGCTCGCCGTAAATCTAAGGAGCAAGGTGTGAACATCACTAACGCTGATGAAGAACAGACGTTAGGCTGCATCCACGGCAAAGAGAGCCTGCTGATTTCGCCTATTATCTATTGGACGGAAAAGGAAGTCTGGGAGTTTCTCAACGACGTAGTGAGGGTTCCGCATTGCTCGCTCTACGATGAGGGCTGGCATCGCATAGGTTGCATCGGCTGCCCAATGAGTTCGCATAAACAAAAGATGATAGAAAACGCTCGTTATCCGCATGTAAAACGAAACTGGATTAAGGCTATTAAAGCCATTCGAGAGGGGGGTATTCAAAAGAGAATATATCTGGTGGAACATCCGCAAGAACTGGAATCCTCTCAGAAACGTCAGAGGATTGCTCAGGACGCAGGCGGCTACATCAAACATCCAGACCCAGGACACTGGATGGGGGGGGAAATACGAGGCGCAGCAATGCCAACATTCCGAATCTGCAAACAATGGATGCAGACAAACTGCAACTGGGAGACAAAAAACACGGGAGTAGGGTTCTCGCAGTACCAGGGTTTTCATCCAGCTCCTCTTCTGACCGCTTGACTGAGGAGCAAGAAAACGAAATAGCGGAGAATATCTACGACTGGTGGATTTCGGGCAAGTCATACAAACAATGGTATGCCGAGAAATTCCAACAGATGAAATTTGATTTTGGAGAAGAAACAAAAACAACACAATTATGATAACAATCAAAATCAAGACATGGAAGGACTGGAAAAAGGACTTCATTGACTGGGTAAAGGAACCGCGGCGCAAGACTTGCAAAGAGTATGTTAATTACATAATGGCCTTGCAGGATAGAACTGTGCATAAGGTTATTTGTGACACTTGCGACAAATATTGCAATATGCGAGAGGACCAGATTAATGCCATCTGCGATGCGATGGACCGATGTATGAAGGATTGTGCCAAGCAAACGCGCGAGCTGATTGACAAGTGTCAGCCGATCAAGTTCTTCTAACTAAAAAAATAAGGGCGAGACCACTGTAAAATATTCCAAATAAACTATACTGAATATATTCAGCATAAAATCAGTATAAAATAACATAAAACAAAGCATGATAGAACTGAATAAGATATATAATGAAGACTGTTTCGAGGGGATGAAACGGATTCCGGACGGAAGCGTCTCGCTGATAGTGACCGACCCTCCCTATTTGTTAGACAATAAGGGGGGAGGGATATACACACAAGATGACAAGCGATACGCAAAGGAACTCGAAGAAATAAAAAGCGGCTTCGACCTTAAAGTTCTCGACGAATGTTGTAGGGTAATGAAAAAGATAAATATATATTTGTGGTGTAGTCAAAAGCAAATCCCCATTTACTTAGACTATTTCGTGCGAGGAAAAGGATGCAACTGGAATTTGCTTACATGGCATAAGACAAATCCTATTCCTGCATGTGGCAATAAATACATTACCGATACCGAGTATTGTCTGTTCTTCAGAGAAAAGGGAGTACAGATATACGGTGATGTCTCTACAAAAGGAACGTATTTCATTACACCTCTTAATTCTACCGACAAAAAGGCTTGGGGACACCCTACAATAAAACCCCTGGCGTTCTTTGAGAAGCATATCGTCAACTCAACTCTACAGGGAGATGTTGTACTCGACCCGTTCATGGGTAGCGGCACCACTGCCATTGCTGCCATCCGCGAGAAGCGCAACTTTATCGGCTTTGAGCTCAACAAGGAGTATTACGACAAGGCTTGCAAGCGTATCAAGTTGGAGCAAGCACAACTCTCACTATTTTAATATAAACAACACTAAACACCACATGAGTAACAACCGACACAAATACTTTAACAAGGTTCCGCCGTTCAAGCCGGATCCTGAACACTACACACGCAAGCAACGCTCATGGAAAGCGAAGGAGGTCTACGAGAGCGAGGATGATGCCTGGGAATATCTCAACCAAAAACCGAAGCTACGGGCGCAGGGCATGACGGTGTATCGGTGCAGGACGTGCAGCAAATGGCATGTAGGACATAAAACATCAGGATAACAATGCAGCAAGCACATAATATATACTTGACTAAGTTTCAGCAGCAGTCGCTATACATGGGAGCCAAAGATGAGCGAGTGATCGCTGCCCGCCGTGTGGGTAAGACCGACGGACTTGTGGCTCCTTACGTCTGGACGGCATCAAGCTCTATGCCAGGTATGCTCGGCGCATGGGTGGCTGTGTCGCGTCAGCAGGGCTTCGGCAAGACCATACCAAGCACAATGGCTGCCATGGAACGTATGTTCGGCTTTACGCAGGGCATTCATTTCGGTTGGGGTCGCCCGCCGAAACATGCTCGTGAGAGTATCTTCAAGCCGAAAAACTACGACAACTACATTTGGTTTGCCAATGGTGCCGGATGGGTACTTATATCACTCTCGCAAACCGCCTCTGCCAACTCCTACACCTTCTCCGCCATGGTGGGCGACGAGGCGAGGTTCTTCCCGTATAAGAAAGTGACCGACGAGCTGATGCCGGCTCTTTCAGGACAGACGCACCCGCTCGGAAACATCAACTTCTCCGACTACAACCCGATGTATAAAAGTACGCGCTTCCTCTCGGATGCTTCGCTCACTGCCAAAGGTTCGTGGCTGGAGAAGGAGGAAGAGAAACTGGACTTGCAAATTGAGGCAGGTCCGTTCAAAGGCAAGACTTATCGGTGGGTGCAGGAGCAGTTAGAGGAATACGCCAATAAGGTGATACGCTACAACGACTTGCTTTATAATGCGAAGAAGAACGGACACATAGTCCACGTAGTGCCAAAAGAAACTCGCACCATTATGCGTGCCGTGGCTCTGAAGATGATGAAGCATGAAGGACAGTTCCGCATCATGCCCAATCATGGCAGACACGTCACGAAGGCAATGGTGGATATGGCGGTAAACTATAAACTCATTCCACAAAAGGATGCCGAATTAGTTTACGATTACGAATATCTGATTACTTACGAGGAATATCTTGAAATGCAGATGATTGATCGCAAGCAGAAATATTACAACCTCGATTTGCGTGAGCTACGCCGTGTGGCTTTCTGCGTGCGTCGTGCATCATCCCTCGACAATGTGGATATTCTGGGTGAAGACTATATCCGTCAAATGAAGCGAGACCTTCCACCCTACACTTTCGCGGTCTCCATTCTCAATATCAAGGTACAGAAGTCAAACGATGGCTTTTACTCTAACCTCGACATCGACCACGTTCACGGTTATATCCCCGACGAGATAGATCCTTTGTCATCTGCAAATTTCACTACACAAAAGGTGTCGGGCATCATCGGTGGACGGAAAGTCACAAGCGAGAGTTATCAACCCGACTTCAAGGAGTTGGGCGAGCGCAACGACTCACGCATGGATTCCGACTGCATCAACTCCCTCCCTTTATATATAGCCCTCGACTATAACGCCAACATCAATACGCTTGTGGTGGGCCAGATGTACGAACGTGACGGAATGGAATGCCTGAACGTTATCAAGAGTTTTTATGTGAAGAACGAGCGCAAGCTGCGTGAAGTGATAGCCGATTTTTCGGATTATTACGCACCGAAGCGGGCCATCAACCGCGACGTGACGTATTTCTATGATGCTACGGCAAAGCAGGGCGCGTCGTATGCTTCGTCAGACGAGCGATTCTATATGACCGTGATTGCAGAACTGGAGAAGCGAGGGTGGAACGTGACGGCCATAGATATGGGCGCTCCTGAAAAGCACGAGGTGAAGCACAAGATTATCAACGACGGCTTGGCTCACCTCTCCTACCCTGCCATCCGCATTAACCAGGTGAACAATCCCGACCTTATCATAGCGATGCAGCTCTGTGAGGTGCAAATTTCATACAAGGGCTTTCATAAGGATAAGTCAGAAGAGAAGAAGCCGGAAAGCGAGGACACGCTACCCCTGCAGCAGCGTACCGACTTCACGGATGCCTTCGATACGCTGTACTTAGGTTGCAAGTTCTTCCGTGTCGGTGGCGGTTGGTTTGTGCTGCCGAGTGGAAGATGATGGGAGTTTTTAATTTTGTATTTTTAGTAAGAAAAGCTAAGGACAGACGTTATCACAACGGCTACCCTTCAAATCAAAAAAAAACTATGAAAATTGCGAATATTTCTTGTAGTAATACAAACGACAAATCCGTTTACTTTTTTTCTTCATTCAGCATATCATGCCGTAGACCCATGATCCACGACTTGAGATTGATGTAACGACCATCATCGAGATTGGCTTCACGCCACTCGGCATATTCATCATAGGTGAGACCGTTCTCGATGATGCGCACCATGTCTTCCGGATTCAGTACGTCGGTTTCCTCAAAGTCGCACACTCCACCTACTTCGGCACCTATCCAATACCACTTGCGGCAACCGTCAAAAAGTTGCATGTTGACGAGTTCTGCCAACTTATTACAACTATCCTTGTATTGCTTTACAAATTTCTTCAACTTAGATTTCATATCTGTAAATTTAGTTTTTTAATTTTGACTTCTTAAGTTAAAACGCTCGCTAAAGTCGTCGTATATGTCAAGATCGTTCCACCACTCTTCCTTGTCTTCTTCTACGTAATCGTTGCGCACCCCTCGACTTCTTACTGCTATCTTTATACGATCGTCGGGAATAAATACATCAAACGCTTCTATTGCATGTTGGAGTTTCCACCTCCGCATTTTTTCATCGAAACAATAAAGATGCAGCGGTCTGTACTTGCCGTGGAAACGGTAGCAGAATGCCCTGAGCGTTTTGCTCCCGTCCTCGGAACGGAACAACACTTTATAGCGATTGCCCCGATGCAGAGCAGCAAGCACGTGCATGAAATCGTAGTAGCCGAAGTTGGTTCGATTTTGATAAAAATAGACACCAAATATATCACGGCGGAGAAAGTACCACAGATAGTCCATATCCTCAGCAGACATCTGGGGAATCGCCTTGTAAACGATATTGCGCCATACGTGCTGACGTGGATGTGAACCACGGGCAAATCCTTCGATGGCGAACAGAAAATCGTGGTGATCAAAAGACACTTTAATCATCGTTGCTATTTATAAGGTTGTGCTTTACTTCATCGTACATAGCCATCTCCACCTTCTCTCCATCGTAATGACCGAGGGCAAGGAGCAGGCCGCTCTCTTCTGTAGCATCCTGCGCCGACGGAGCACTGGCTCGGACTACAAAGATGTCAAACTCCTTGATGCAGTCAAGCTGTTCGGGGGGGATAACAGACATGTTGTCTCGCGCATTCTGGCGGATGCGCTGAATGTCAGCTTTGGTTAGCAATGCAAACTTGCGTTGCGCTTTGCGCACAGCCTCAGTCTCAACGGTCAAACAGCGTGCCGCGTAAGCCTCTTGGATAAGTATATTGTTTTGCCAGGTAGCAACCTGGTTGAGGAACTTCAAAAAGCCGTCGCGCCCTTCTGCCAACTTCAGAATAGCGAAATATTCCTCTATAATAAGGATATTGTCTTTTTTGCGCCAGAAGATGACTCCTCGACGACTCAATTTCTCAAAGATAGCCGTCATTATGGCAAGGTCTTGCAGCTCTTTCAGCTTCTTATTCTTTTTGATTCTAAACGGATTCCCCATAATGTTTTGTTTTTAATGTGTTATAAATCTCGTGCCGTCTACTTCGAGCACGAGTATATCATTCACACCCCTTATCTCGCCACTCTCCACGAACTGCACCTTGCGCTGGTGGCGCATGGTGTCAACGGATAGGCAGACACAGGTGCCGGTGTCTACATGTCCCGTCTTGGTAAGGAAACGTATGTAGAACGGCATTCGCGCCACGTTACGTGCTGTCTGCGGTGGATTAAAGCCAGTGACACGCTGTCCCGTGCGAGGGTCGTTCCATTGCCACTTCTCCATATAGCGGCGAAGTTCGGTGTAGGATTGTGTTATGCTCATTTTTGAATTTTGAGTTTTTGTTTTTAATTACTCACGTAAAGGCGGAAACTCAAGGTGTATAAACCTATCTAATTCCCTATCTTTAATTCGTTTTATACCTCCGGCAAAAATTTTCTTGCGCTGACGCAGCACGTCGGGGAAGAGAATATTGCGAAGCGAATTGCCCCAGTCGGCTGTAGAGTTCAACAGATGAGAGGGGTAGAACACGATGGTATATGCAGCAAGTCGTACATCCATTTGCGGACGATCAAACATCGGTCCGCTTAATGTCAATGCTCTGTCTTTGTTGTAGAGCACCATGTGACTGCTCAGGTCGCTCACATCGTCGCTTTGTGCATAGATGATGCGATCGGCGTAATCGTCAAGGTGTTTTGCTATGAGCGAGTCGCATAAGCGGTAGGTGGATAGCACGAGGTGGGTTATCCATCCTCGCTCAAAGCATTGCTCAAGAAACATGAATGTCTCTTGATTAGGCGAAGGCATGGTGAGCACCATGACGTGAGAGTCTATCACGAGGTGGCTCACTGCCTTATAGAATTTCTCCGCTGTCACGTCACCATGTGTGTAGAACGTGAGCTGACGGTGGGGTGCCTGATTGACCGCCTTGGGCAGCTTTTTGTCTACGCAGCAAGGCGGAATGAAGAGGAGAGTATCGTCCATATCTGTTTTATTTTTATTTTAATCATGAAGCATCATTGGCATGCACAATGTCATTACCTTTGGTGCCGGATCGTCGGCGGTGATTACTACGGCGTGCGAAGCATCGAGCAACTGCATTCGTATGGTGTCCGACGGAATGGAGTTGATGCAGGTCTGGAAGGCAGTAGACTTTAATCCGATGCGGAAGTTGTCGTCACACTGGGCATCGGCTATGCACACCTGGTCTTCGCCAGATACAGAAAAGTCTGCATTGTTTGCCGACACAGTGAGGAACATGCCGTTCTTCTGTATCTCTACGAGGTTGCTCTCATTGCTTGAGAACAGACTGACACGGCGCAGAATGTCGAGCATTTCCTTCTTGTCGAACACTACATAAAACGGATTCGACTTCGGAATGACCGCGTTGTAGTTGGGGTATCTACCCTCTATGTGCTTGCATATCAATTCCGTGTCGCCTGATGTGAAGCGGATGGTATGGCCGTCGTTCTCAATGGTGATGTCCTCACTGTCATCAAAGGCGGAGAGTGTGCGGAAATAGTTGCGGTGGATAAGCGTCTTGCAGGGTTCGCCGCTACGGAAAAAATCGCTGCCTCCCTTTGCAGGGTCGTTGCTGTGCATCATCCGGACAAGAGTTAGTCCGTTGGTTCCAACAAATACCACCTCGGAACGGTCTTCGGCTACGTCGAGGCAAAGACAGGATAGCTGCGGACGAAGTTCATCCATAAGGGCAAACTTATCGGCTGTGTCTACGACGGAATGGAACAGCGACATCGGCAGACTGATTACTGACGACTGCTCGGCTTTCGGCTGTTCCATCTGGGGAAAGTCTCCACCCAGAAAGAGGCACATCTGCGCCTTACCCGGCTTCACATTGTCCTCGCTGCTCGTGCAATATTCTACGGTGAATGACTGACTGTCGTCGGGAATGTCGAATGTTACTACGCAATCGGGCAAAGTACCTAATAATGCGCTGAGCATCTTGATGGGCAGCACAATGTCGCGGTCGTATGTGCCGTTGCAAATGGTGAGCGGTGCCGGGATGGTAAGCTGTGCCTCAGTGGTTGACGATGTAAGAAAGAACTGCTCTCCCTTGCGTGTCAACAGCACGTTATCGAGGATAGCTATAGTGTTCTTAGAGCCGATACACTTTGCCGACTTGTTTAGGGCTGCGTGCAGGGCTTTGGATGATTGAGCTTGTAACTTCATAATATATAATTTTGAATTTTGATTTTTAAAATTTTCACAGAAAAGTCAAACGCCTTTTGTGTCCTTTTGTGCTTCTTTGTTTTTGCCATTATTAGAACGGCATGTCATCTACGTCAGCATCGGTATAACCTGCGAGTGGGTCGGTGCTCTCGGCTGGTGCCACATATCCGGTGGCTGCTCCTGCTGCGGCTACATTCGGTGTGGCGTAAGGTGAAGGCTGCTGTTTTGCCCATGGCTGGTAGAGCATAGCCAGACGCTTGTTCATACGCTGACGGATAGCCTTAAAGAGGTGAGTGTTCTCATCGGTGGGGTCTTGGTTTACAATATCGGGGTCGCGCTCTTTGTTGGCTTCCTTCACTTGCTCTACGAGCTTCGGGAACTTCTGCGCTACTGTCTTGATGTAGTCAACCGAATAAAACATCTGCATTTCGTGTGTCGGAACTGTCACGTTGCTGTCGCCACGCTCCAAAGCTGCCTGGCGCACCTTAGCCTTGTACTGCTCGTTGAGAGGCCAGATGCTTACACGCATCTTAGCCAATGTGCGGGTAGGATCTTTAGAAGCCTGCTCTACTTTAATTTCATTCAAGTCTGCCGGAATGCAGACATACACACGCTCAGGTTTTTTCGAGTCGATACCCTTGAACACCTGCGCTCCGTTCAGGGAGAGCAGGTCGATGTTGCCGTTGTAACTTGCCATTTTTTTATTATTTTATGATTTATGTTTACTTTTTTTTCTAATAGAGTCTCGCCTTGCTGTCGCTCATGTCATCCACCGTGCGCACCTTGTACCATTTCTTTACTCGGTTCTTAGGCGCATACACCTTTGACAGCCCGATAAAACTACTACAAGCAAGGTGCAGCGGACTGATACTTCCGCCGAACAGCGGTGAGCTCTCTTCTCTACAGCTGCATTTTATGTAGTCGTAGGAAATGCAGCTTTCGCATTTGGGGGGGTAAATGTTCGCATAAACGTTTATTGAAAATCAACTATAAAAGTTGGTAATATATCTTTCTCCAAGACATCAATATTGATGTCATCGCGGGAATAACTGCTAATGCAATACTCATCGAAATATTTGGTAGGCGAAGACGTTATGGGATAATCATCAATAGTCTTTCCCTCTGCATCTATCTTGTCGTAGTCAATATAGCGACCCTTGCAAGAAGTAAACTTTCCAATGTCCTTAGGCTCGAACACCATAAGGATGTCAGTACTTACGATTCCACGCAACCTGCGTAAGGCTTTCTTTGCCTGTTCCTCGTCGCCGATGCCGAAGCAGAAGCCTTTTGCTGTACTTGCAGAACCGCGCTTTATGCTGTGGTCAGTAATGTTTTCTAACGTCTCACCTTTAAGAAGTTTATCACATTCGGCGATTGACATAAAACGATATAATTTCATACTCTATATTTTTAAATGTTATACATATTTCTATTTTCTATAAAAACACCGACAAAAATTTTTCTGCTCATTAGAACGGCAAGTCTTCATCTTTTATATCTGGAACACTTGCCGTTGCGTTATTCGTTGCCGCAGGTGCCGCCATTCGCCTACCCTGTTTGCGTGTCTTGTTGTTCTCCCAGCGTTCCTTCTCTTCGTCGGTAAGCGTGATGATGTTGCCGTCATCATCGCGGTATGGCAGCGGGTCGGGCTGTTCGGCAAAGGCTTTGGCTATGCGTTTGAGCTCTCGGTAATCCTTCGGTATTGCGTCCTTGCCAGGACGGTAGAAGAAGAACACATGCTTTGACGTTTGCAGATAGCGGATAAACTTCGGCTCGATGGTGTTGTCATTTTCCCACTCACGCCCGGTGAAGTATTCCTGCGTAACCCATGCCTGCAGCTTGAAGCATTTGCGCTGTTTGTCGCTCTCGTTCTCGAAGAGGTGCTTCGGGTTGCACGATATTGACATATTCTCGCAATAGTCGTATATCTTCTTCTTGAAGGTGGCTCGGCTATACTCCTTGCTCTTGCCTTCAGAGGCATCTGCCCAGTCGCGCATAAACTCGTTGAACATATCGTCGGTGCATATCGGCACTCCGTAAACCTCGTCGCGAGAGAAAAACCACTCGAAGTAGCGGACAATGCTCTCAGTGAGCTTCTGCACCATCTGACGGCGACGCACATTGCCTTGCGGCGCAATGGCAAAGGTGTGATAGCGCATCAGGAACTGCACTGCTAAGGCGCAGATGTAAATGGCTTGGTTGCGGTCGGTGTCATCTATTTCCTCCGGTTTATCGCTGAAGTTCTTCATCAATGCCGACATCAGACGTGCTGCCTTCCGCTTCTGCGGATTGGCTCTGGCAAAACGATTGGAGAAACTGACGAGTGGGAAACGTCCTACGGTTGAGTCGTCATCATCCGACAGCGGATAGTTGCAGGTGATGACGTGTTTAGGGGCGTCTTTTAGTGGGACAAGTTCCTGATCTACGCTTTTCTTTTCTACAGTCAGTCCAGTAGTAACCATATTATAGAAGTACTTCATTGGGAATCCTTTTTGCTTATCCTCCCAGTGTAGAACCCTGTACTTGAACGGCTCGCTGAGTAGATTGCCCAGCACAAACCTCGCATCGGTAATATGCTCCATGCGCTTCATATCAATGTCGAGCACGTTCACAGCACTGCCAACAACAAGTTTCACGATGATAGACTTTCCTGAGCCACCAGTAGCCTGTTTCTCGTCGGGAATGTCGTCTTCAAGGAAGTACGGACAGACTGGCATCATACCCCTGTTAGAACGATAACACAAACGTCCGATTCCTGAAATCATATTGACGAAATGAGCACCGATAACGGCTTTTTCCAATTCCGTCAAGTCTTCCTTATTGCGCTGCGCTTCCTGCTCTCGCTCCCAAAGAACGTTAGAGCAACCACGCACAATACGCAAGATAGGCCAAAGATCTTTCTCTTGTTTTCCCTGCCAGTTGACATCCCATCGGTAGGTTTGCGCCCATTCTTCGAGGTCGGCTTTCATCTGCCCTATCTCGAATGTAGAAAACACCAAAGACCCGTCCTCATTCTGCATCTTCTCTTTCTTGTCTATTGCTTCCTGTCGGTCACGATATTCCTGTCGCTCGGTGATGGTGAACGGTGTCTTGAACACTCGCATCGTGAAGTCATACGGTTTCTTGGCAAGCGAGGGGATAAAGAAGTTGATGTCGTCATACGACACCGTGCGGATGCTGTCGGGTGTTATCTTCAGTGCCACATTGTTGAAGTAGAAGTATTCCGTATTTGCATCGAAGGCATCGGCAAAGTTTATCACCATGCTCTGCAAACCTCCGGCAGACTTCTCCGTAAAGGTCTTATCCACCATATTGGCACAGTCGGACATCAAGCGTCTCTCGTTGTCGTTGTGCCTCCATGCCTGCTCTATATACTCCAAGAGCATAGTCTTTGCAGCCTGAATAATACTCTTTGCGTCGATATACTCCACAAAACATTTGTTCAGGTGGATATATTGACCCACGAGGTCGGTGCTCTCCGGGTCTATCATACGGTAATAACCGTGACAAGTCATAAAGAGCCACAATCTTGTGGGCGACACCTTGCAGGTAGGCGGTTTTGGTTTCCCACTTCGGGGATCACGCGGATATTCTATCTCGAATGGTTCCGTGTTCCTCGATCCTCGCAATCGGGAGTAGAGCGGAAGACGAAGGTCGTGGTCAAACTGGAAATTCTCTTCCGCATTCATGGTGTACGTTAGCAGATAGTCGCGTACGCTTCGGGGAGGGCAGCCATATAGCCATTGCCAGCGCCGGCAATAACGTGAGCGGAAGCCTTCGGGTAGCATTGCATAATACAACGAGCTGAACTTAGTGCATATCGCTCCGCAGTCGCGCTGTGAGGCAATGTCGTTGGGGTATAGGATGATGACGTGCTCGGCAAAGCGGTTCATCTTCTGGTATTGCACGGCACTGAAATCAAGATTTTCCCGTTTCCATTCGCCACGCTCGATATACCAGAAGTTTCTGCGACCTATTGAAAACGCCACATGATACCAACAGAAATCTTGGAAGTGTTGGTCTTCCGTCTTGTCAAGACGCAAAGAGCGCATGGCATAATACACGCTCAATGCGTCTTCGGGCGTACGGCAGAACACGATATTGCGAGCCTTTATCTCGGCGGTGGGGATTTTTACGTCCACTTTTTTGAACGTACCTTTCGGTTCTCCATCCTTGGTCTCGTTCTCCTCCCATACCTCCTTGGTCTCGGTGTATTTCTCTTCGGGGTCATACTTGGCAATAGCAGCATGAACGGCTGTGTTGTCGCTTTTGCGATTATCCATCGCGTGAACAAAAACATTGTCACCCATGAGCCACTTGCTCACCTTCCTCACGCTATGCTCCTCGGCGGTATAGAACACTATCGGTTCGCTCCCTGCCATTGCCGGACGGAAGAAACATCCGTATGAGTTTTGCGGTCCTATCTCCTGCGAAGCAAAGCATACGAACAGCGGATTCCAGGGTGTGCCGTGGATAATCTCGCTAACGTGCTGACCGTCGCGTATCACGTCGGGCAGCGTTACGCTCAGAAGGGAATAGATACGGAAGTCCTTGTTAAGCATGTCAGGAGTGAACGTACTGCCAAAGCCGAAGCGAGGCAATCCTTTGTCAAGCGTCACCTCACACCCAAGTGCTGCAAGCTCTTGTGGCGAGAAGTCGGTCTTCGGCATAAAAGAGAAAGTCTCGATGGTCTGCTGTGCCTGAGTACGGTAGTCCATCTTGGCAAACACCTCTGGGAAGGCACGGCGCACCTCATCGGTATCGCCATACACATCCCTTACAAGTCTTTGGCAGATACGCTGAAGACTATATCCATGCATCGGAAGATTCATCTTGGCTGCGTACAACTCGATGGCTCCGTAGCCTGTCTTGCCCGTGCGAGTGCATTTCCACTTTACGGCACCATGTTCTGCCATTCGGTTGTCGTCAACGCCAACGCCCGAATACAGTCCACCTCGCTCATTCTCATAGATGATGAAGTGAGGTGTCTGCTTGACATCGGCGTCCGCGTACTGCCCATTCTTGCAGATAGGGCAGAAACATGCGGTCTGACCTTCTATGCGCTGCTCGTTGGCGGGCTTTACGAGAAGGTGCAGATCGATGTTGGCGAGACGATTTATAATAGGATGAAAGAACATAGTTTTCCTTTATAGATTTATAAAAGTGTTTAATTTATAGTATCTCACCTTACAGTTGCATATTTTATTGATATGAGCTATCAATAAAGTTGTAAACTCTCTGAATGAGATAAACTGCTCATTAATGCCGATAATCCGCACCGCCACCCTCCAGTAACATTTTCCGTTGCGTCTACGGCAAGAATGCTCATTACTGATAATCAAATCCTGTATGTTACCATTCATTATGCGAAAAATGAATGAACAAGCATCTTTTATTAACGCAAACGGTGCATGGAAGAGCAATACCCGTTCGTCGTAATTGTCTCCTCGTAAAGCCTCGGTGTAGGCGATACGATGAAGAAAGGCATAAGGTGAAGTGCGCCCGTCCCGTTTTATGTTCTCACGGTTAGGTACGTAAGGTCTGGAGAGCATAAGACTAAAAACTCGCTTCCCCATTTTTATTCTTTTTCTATATCCAGACTTCGTAGACGCTTCATCATCTGCCACGTCGAGTAGATACTGCGTTTACAATCATAGACGGGATTGTGCGGCTCGCCGGGTCCATCGTATTCGTTAACCAACAAGTATGCTTTGTTACTGTCCAGTTCCTCTCCCGCCTTGCCACCGACGATATTTGCGCCTTCCATAAAGAATGTGCGGTGGTCGCGAAAATTCTTGTAGCTGACAGGAATCTCAATACTATACTTGCTACAGATATTTCTTAATATACCGATGTCGAAATCGGTACCTTGCGACCAAAGCTTCACTTCCATGGCGGAAGTTTCATCCTGTACATATACGATAAAACTAAAAAAATCCTCTATGACACTATCTATCGACTGCAAAGGTTTTTCGTCGTAATCCAACAGTGACTTTTTTACATCATCGCCCTGTGTTGCCCACCATTCCGATGTCTTTTTATCGAAGGTTAGTCCGTCAACGAACGATGATCGCAGGTCAACGTGACGGTAAAAACTGTAACCGCCGGAAAGACCGTCCGTAAAAGGATCGTCTTCCGCCGCGGCATTCCATGCCACAGCTCCGATGCTCATTACGGCTGCCGTAGGGCACAAGGCGCAGGTTTCTAAATCGAAAGTTATATTTAATTCGCCCATAAAATACTCTATTTTTTAATAAATTCTTCGATAATAACTTTCACGCCCTTCAATTCCCAAGGTTTCCAGTCATCCTCCTTGAAACGGGTACGGACTGTCATCTGGGAAGACATGCCCAGTTCCGACATCCTATCACACAGAACCTTTCCCATCTTTAGGTTTGTGACAAGTTCGTAAAACTTGCTGTCGTTATATTCTGAAGAGAGTGCAAGCACAGCACCATATCCTCTGCTGCCTTCCTCTCCGTCCGGTATATTATCGGTATTACTCTTCTCTTCTACAAGAAAAGAGTCTTTTATATGCGACACTCCCATAATCTCCCACTTGCAGAATCCTTTGTTGAAGAACCTGTTATAGCAGGTTGATTTTGGCATGCCATACCCCTCAAACAAGACGTATAGCCTTTTTTTCTCTTCGGGGGTAAGTTCTGTAGAAGATAATATACCGCCGTCAAATATTTTCTTCCAAATATTCTTGGTCATTCAAATGATAAATTTTATATTTGTATGCAAAGATAGTATTTATTATGTGACTATCAAACAATATCACTACTTTTAACATAAAAAATTATTCGAGTATCATATAATTTAAAAATTAACGATATGAAAGAGCATAACATTGTTTATAATTATGGGTTTCTCGCCGATTGGATGATGGCTAACCCATCTATTAAAAGGAACGAAATTCTTCAGAGTATGGAGATGAGTGACTACAACACATTACGCAACTGGGTGGATGGTGTGACAATGCTTCCACTTACGCAGCTGATGAAGTTCTGCAACCGCTTCAATGTTCCCATTACCGCTTTCTTCCTTGATGAGAAAGCCGACGACACATCAATCATAGCACCTATCACACCCGGATCTATGATTGAACCTGCCGGAGGATGGCCTGACTCAAGTAGGAAGGCGGGTATCAAGGTGTGCGACCCACGCTCTAATATCCACATGATTACAAACATGCCCGACTATATCAAGATGGAGAAGCCCTCTGGTATCTGTGAACAGAAATCGGACATCATTAGTAGTATTCCGGAGAAGGAACGGATGCGCTACCTTGATATAATAGAGAAACTAAACGATCGGTTGATGTCTCTATACGAAGAAAACATTAGACTTAACAAACTAATAAATAAAAAGGAAACAGAAAGAGAGGGAAATGCTCACGGCTACGGCATGGTTGCTGAATCAAACTCACATGTATAACAAAAAGCATCCGCCTATCTTCGCAAACTGGCGGATGCAAAAAAAAACTAAAAAACGTCTTTCTAAAATTAACTAACTAAAAACTATGTCTCATTTATCGCTGCCATCTTGCGACGATAAAATTCTTTTTCCTCTATCTTCGTGAGCGCCATGTCGGCGCTTACATACGGAACGTCGGCATACCAGTAGCCTTGATGCAAGAACACGATGGGCGTGCTGTTGCCAAAGGTCATAGGCAAAGGCAGGTTGTCTTTCGTGCGCTTCGGCTGGAGGTTGAGTATGCCGAACAGCTCTGCCTCGCTCACAACTGGCAGGGCATTCATCTCTCTTTCCAAGTCGGAGCCTTCAATGGGGAAGAAAAACACATGTCCGTCGGGAGACACTTCCTTGTCCCATCCTTCACGCTCGGTGGTGTCAGCAAACTCCACGGCTCCCACTCCACCTGCCATGCCATCAGGCGACTCGTAGTAAACGCTCGCACCTTGTCTTTCTACCCATTCACGCGCCTTTTCTTCGGATTCCTGACAACGATGCATAAATTTCTGTAACTCTTCGCCTACATTTGATGTAGCCGAGATTTTGTAAAAATAATGCGGTTTCTTCATTTCTATACTTATTAATTATTAATTCAAAAATCATCGTAGCGCGGTATATATAACTGGTTCTCCACATTCATCATCCTTCATCTTAAAACCTCTCGCAGCCAACTCCTGAAGGTACAATGCCAACGGATCACCCAGCGGACAAACCACTGCCTTAAAGTACGAGCGAAGCTGATAATCGGTGAACATGTCGCAGTCTTCACGCCAATGGTCGAGAGGCTTGTATTTCTCGCAGAAGGCTTCTATCTTGGCAGGGATTACGAAGTCTTGCAAGGTGACTTCCAGCTGCTCGGTGTTTTCTATCATGTCTTGTTTCTTTCTGCTCATAATGTTTTATTTTTATTATAAAGCCAGGTACAAAAAATAATAGCAAATATAAGAGCTACGATTGTAAACCTTTTCCATCCCGGCATAGACTGAATATCCACCGTATTCTTCTCCTTCACCACATTCGTACTGTCCTTCTTCGCCCAGTGGGTGCCAACATTCAGCTTATTGCTCAACACAAGGCTGTCTATCGTGTGCTGCATCCGCGTCATGATTTCTTCCTGATGCTTCAGTCGTGCCTCGTATGTTGCATTACGCTCATAGTCGCCCTTGCGGTGTATGGTTCGGTCGGTAGTAGTGGTTTTGTTGCCCTGGGCATCCGTGCTCTCAGTCACTCGCTCCTGGATAGTCTCCTCTCCCCTACCCTTCTCGCTCATGGTGCCGGATGCATGGCTCTCATCCGTGGCAAGATGCGCAGTGCTATCGGTCTTCACATCCGACTTCCTCACGCTATCCGTAACGACTGCCACCGTACTGTCCCGTCGCTCCTCGTGACTACCGGTCGCAGTCTTCCTCGAAGCCGCACAGCCCATGAGTGTGACTACGGCCATAAGCCATAACGTAACATTTCTGATTTTTCCCATATATATATGTTTGTTGGTTTCCGCTTACAAAATTAAAGAAAGTAGCTGACATCAACAGGACATAATAAAACACCGCCTACCCTACGGGAATGAGTAAGCGGTGTGATTTTTTATTTATCCGGCAAAGAGAATTTCCATTTGATTACTTTGCCGAATACTTGCTTTGAGCATTTTTTTATGTGTGCCATAATATCATCAGACAAGCAACTATCAAACTTTTTGTATTGCTCCCGACTCGCTTTTAGAAGGATCGCGTTCCCGTCATACGATACAAACGTCATCTTGCGCAGTTCCGAAACTATGTCGCCGTCAAGCATCGCCACAAGCTGCTGCCATTCTTTTTCGCCCGGCTTCACCTCCTCAACTTCGGCAAAGACAAACGTCATCTGCCGTGGTTCCGCCTTTGCGCTATGCTGTTTTATCCATTGCTCCATAATGTAGAACACAAAGTCCTCCATCGTACCGCTCCATCTATGTGGCTGCTCCACTGCCTTCGGCACACCATTATAGGCATACGCTTTGAAATCGCTCCAAAGATCTTCCGGAACCTTCTTGAATATCTCCATCATGCGCTTATCGTCGAGCGTAGGATATATTTCGCATAACGTCTTGCACAGTCGCTTTTCTGAAGCCTTGCGATGGTCTTGCTTTGCCTTCTTCTGCTCCGCCACCTTCTTAAACTCGATATAGCTCGGTTCGCCAGTCTTCTTGCCTCGCGGACGCACCTCTTTTATGTCGAAGTAGAAATCAATCTGACCTGCATCGCAAACACGTTTTATATCGTCAAGAGCCGTTTTTATGATGCGCGATTTAAACATACTGTAACGAGGGTATTTTACGTTAATGACATTTCCATCGGCATCACGCTTGATAAATCCTAAGTAGTCGCGTATTTCAAAAGGAGTAATCTCCACCTTAGACAGCTTAAAGTTCTTCATCTTGTGTCTGACAAGATAATACATCAACGGCATGTTATCCACCTTGCCGATACGTGCTATATCTTTAGGATGCGACACATAGCCAAGGTTCATGTCAAACATTTCAAAGACCATATCCGTATTCAAGTAGATGTCTATATATCCTCGTGTGCGGTCCACCTGTACATCAGTCAGTTCATCATCCTCGCCTAACTTCATTCTCACCTGTGTTCCCTTGTCAGTAACAGGAGTGTCTATCTTTGAGAATATTTGTATCAAGCGTTTTACAGGCTTTCCTTCATCGTCAAACGTATTCTTCTCTATCTGCACGTTTAGCACTTCTTTTAACGCCTCACGTACTCTGTTGTACGAACCGGAAGCTACACCCAGCTCACTCAGTTCTATGCGCACAGGAGGCAAGTTATCCCTATCCTCACGCGTCATCATAGGCTTAGGATCTTCCTTGGAACCTTGCAGCACAGGATTTTTAAAGTACTTGCCTATATACACCTGTAGATGCTCAACCACCTTTACCATGATGTTCTGCTGGAGCAAAGTCAATCCCTTCTGTGCCCTGGCATAAGCGAAAGGTGTGTTGATGTATTTCTTTATTAACTGCTTATTGTCTTCCATACCATGTATTTTTGAGTCGTAACCTGTAAGTCACTACAAAAGTGTGCCGAAGTCACTACATTTGTGTGCTGTTTTCACTACAAAAGTGTGCTGTTTTGTTTTCTAACTCATTGATTTTCATTCTCTTAGCCTTTCAGTAATATAGAATATATAAATATCGGTGATTTTTATTTTTCTATAATATATAAATTACTATAGAATCCTCTATATTCTTATATTCTATATTCCGACACGAAATAATAGCTGATTATCAGTTGTTTACATGCCAAAAGAGCTCAGTTTTGTAGTGAAAACGGCTCACTTTTGTAGTGAAAACGGCTCACTCTTGTAGCGAAAACGGCTCACTTTTGTAGTGACTTCGTAAACAAAACCGTAGGTTTAGACTTTTAAAGGTACAAACCTACGGTTTTGTTTACCTCGCGCACATTAAGGTAAAAATATTTAGTAGGATTTTACCTTACTTGTTTCTATCCAAGAACTCAATCACAGCCTGTAGCGCCAAGTCTTTGATAGGTACACCCGTGCGCATTTTCATCAGGGCAATGCGCTCGTAATACTTCATCGGCACGTAGATAGTGATGCCGTTCTCGGTCTTCTTGCCCTTCGGCTTACGTATGTTCAAAGCAATATCGTTGCTGAATGATGTGGTTGCCGGTTGATTTGCTACATTTGTCGGTATCTCGGTCTCAGTTGTTGTAGAAGCAGTCGGCTTGTCTGTAGCCGGAGTGTCTGAGGATGGAACGGGGACTGCACTCGCTGCCGCTTCCCTACTCTCCTTGTTTTCCCTATTCTCCTTACGCTGCTGGCTGCCGGATTCCAATATGCGCTCGTTCTCCTCGATAGCATCAGACTCCTCAAGACTGAAACGTTTCGTCTTCTTCGTCATTTCTCTTGCCATACTCTATATTTTTATACGTTAAAACTATTTATGATTTCTTTCGTAAATCGCTCGTAGTCCTGCCCTACCCTACAATATCTGGCATACTCGAAGATGTCCTTGCGCATAGCCTGAGCTTCCACCATCTTGGTGTCTCGCCGTGTATATGCGTCAAACATATAGTCTTGGTACTTCTCGCCCAGGTATGCCTTAAATTCTTTGGTGGCGTTGGTCTGGTCATTGCTCATAACCATCAGTAAGCCTCGGATGTCAAGGTCGGGGTTCAGATCCTCACGCGTCTCCTCGATGGCATTGATAATCTCGGCAATACCTTTTGTTGCCAGCACTTCGAGCTGCACGGGCAGAACTACGCTTGTGGCTGCTGTCAGAGCGTTGTACGTGAGCAACGACATTGCAGGAGGACAGTCTATCAGCACGTAGTCGAAAGCTTCCGTAACGATCGTTACGCCCTCGTCTGCCAGTTCCGTACCGCTCAACTCGTTCAGTGGTTTTGCGAGCAACTTATAAAGTGCCTTTCGTGGCATTGCTCTCTGGTTTAGGAAGGGTTCGATGGATATAAGCTGCTGCGCTGCCGGAGCAAGGTAGATGCCCTCGCGTACCTGATAGACGGGCAGATTGCTCTGCTGTACCAATGCGTCGTAAACGGTAGGCTTGCCGACGTTCTGAGTCTCGCTCCATCCGAAGAGGAATGATGCACATGCCTGCGGGTCAAGGTCAATTATGAGTACACGAGGCAAACGCTTGCGTCCGTCTGCATCCTCACCAAATTTTCCCTTACCAAAAAGACGTAGACCTGCTGCCAAGCTCTGTACTGTTGTTGTCTTTCCTACTCCACCTTTGTGGTTTACGAAGGCGAGAACTTCTCTGAGTCTTTCCATATTCTTTAAGTATTTAAATGTTTATAATATCTATTCCAGTCTTCAGAAACATCATGCTTTCTGTAAAACGTTACAAATTTAAGAATTATAATCCATATACGCAAACATCCACGCACATTTATTTGTTTATTTGTTTTTTAATTGCTTTCTTCATTGCTTTCTTCATTCGTTTCTTTATTTATTAATGTGTGTATTTGTTTATTAGTTTATTTATTCATTACTTTATGCATTGATTAATGTCTTGATTTATTAATTTATGTATATGTTTGTGCGTTTATGCGTTTATGTATGGATGTGTTTGTGTGTTTATAAAAAGCCACAAATGTGCATTTGTGGCTTTGTGGGATTGTGTAGTTTCATTTGATGACTTATTCTTTCCTCAGTCCGCCGATCATCGGCATTAAGAACACCGCAGCACCCGCAAACGCCAACATCACGACTCCCGTTGACACAGCCATCAGCACCGCCAGTACACCTGCCAACACTTTCTTTACAGTCAGTCTCTTGTTCTCCCTCACCGTAGTGTCTTCACGCTCCTCTCGCAGCGTCGGCTCGCCTACCTGCGGATAGTTACGCTTGCGCTTCGGCTTCGGCTGGGGTATAGGTGCCGGCTCCAGACTCTGATTAATCTCAGGCTCTATAACGCAAGGCTCTACTTCCGGCTCCTGACTCTGATAAATCTCAGGCTCTTCTTCCACTTTGCCATCAACGCACACGATAACATCGCCGTGCAAACTGACCTCAATCTTGCAACCTGCTACAAGACCCTTCTGGTTGAAAGTCTTCTCGCTTCCGCAGTTGGCATGGGAAAAACGGTGTCCGTTCATTTCCACTTCGTCAAAGTCGGCTACGAATGTTATCTTGCCAGTCTTCTCACCTATCGTGGTATGATGGCCGCGATATGTGGTGACGGCCTTGAATACGGGGCGAAACTTAAAAGCGCAGTTATACTTTGCGTCATGGTCGGTATGACCGATGCGGTCATAATAGTCGTAGTTGTCGAACTTGAATACAAGTCCGTCGGTAGGGTAGGGCAGCGACTCACGCTCCACCTCGGCAGAGCACACGATGTTCTCGATGTCCTGCTCCAACTCGGCATCCGTCTTTTCAAGATTGAGAGCCGACACAAAGCCCGAAGTCTTAAAACCGTTACGCTCCAAGGCTTGCATCGCCGGCATGTGTCTTATCACGCCATCCATAATAAGGCGGAAGGGATGAAACTCCAGACGCTTGCACTCGTCCTTTACAGCCACTTTCTTAGACATGATACCGTTGCTCGTAGAACGGGGCGATTTGCCAGCCTTGCCATAACAGGCAAACTCCTCAAGCGAGATGATCACCTCACCTCTCACCTCCACACGGTCGTACTGGCTCCATACGTCCACCTGAGCAGGAACACCCTGCACATGCTTTATATGGTCCAGGCAGTCGTTGCCAAACAACTCTTTGCCGTGTCCGTAGGTGGCTTCTGCAAACACTCCCTGACGATATACCAGGCTCACGGTCTCACCGTCAAACTTCCACTCTACAGCTACCTCCGTGCCCTTGCTGCTGATGTTGGCAGCACGCTGTTGCGCTCTCAGGTATTTCACCACCGCCTTGGCATCATGCAGCTTCTTCATGGAGAGGCAAGCCGTGCGACGTGCCACCGTGCGCTTGCCGTTGCCGTTCTCGCTGTAGCACTGCTGGGTAGGTGAGTCGGACAATATCTCGTCCGCGTGCTGCTCTTCATACTCCTGCAAGGCAAAGTACATAGCGTCGTATTCCTCGTCGCTGACGGTCGGATTGTTCAGTCCGAAATATCTATAGTCGTGCATCTTCACTACGTCTACCAGCGCACGATAATCGTTGAAATTCTCAATCTTAGTCATATTCTATAAAGTATCTAAAATGTTATTATCGTCCTTGTTAATCCTCGTCATCGCCCGGAGTAGAATCCTCGTTGTCGTGCCAGAAATAGGAATACTGCACCATGTCGATAGCTGTTCTCAGATTGTCACCCGGATATAGCTCTTGATCGAGAACCAGACGTAAAGTCACTTCTTTTCCCGACTTGAAGCAGACTGTCACAACAGCATCTTCTTCTGTGTAGTCATCATCTTCGCACGGGAAAAAGCTGTAACTCTCAACCTCACGAGCGTCAAAAACTATATTTGCTTAGTTGTCAATACCTTCGCCGCATTGTTTTGCATGTATAAACGGATAAACTTTCTTTATTGCCATAATACTTTGTTTTTATTGTTGTTATTTATTTCTGTTCCGGCGCTACCGCCATAATAGTGTGTATGGTGTCAGTGAGGTACTTTCCACCACCATGTGCCATTATCCACTCATGCACATCGTCAGTCACTACATATTGTCGTCTTTTGCCACCGATAGCAGGTCTGCCTGCCTTCGATGTTCCACTCTTTATAATTTCCATAATTCCGTGGTTTTAATCTTCGTCTATAATATCATCGTCATCATCCTCAGCAAACTCCGAACGCTTCAGCTCCTCAGGCAACCATGCCGGCCACCAAGTCACGTCCATTGCCCATCGCATCATATCGCCCTGGTCGGTCTTGTAGTTCCAGAACACATGAAGAATTTTGAACACTTCCCAGGCTTCTGCGTCTGTCAACTCCGACAACACGCCCTTCAGATTCTCCTCCTCGGCTTTCGTCAGGTCCACGCTCTTCTCGAACTCCGCCCAGTCGCATACCTCGGCGTACAACATACAAGCAGCGTGGTCTGCGTCCACGTCCGACAACAGAAGGCTGTTGGTAGCTGCTGCCATGGCCAGCCAATATTTTTCGTTGCTCAACTTCCAGATTGCCGAGCGTCGAGCTTTCCAGTCGCTGAGAGCCACCTCCACATGATTCTCTGCCATCCAGTCGCCTATCTCGCGCATGATACGTGCCATTCTCGGAGCGTCGCCACAAGTGAAGCCTTCAGGCATCTTCACCTCCTGACTCTCATTAAACAAACCCTCGCGGAAGTCAATCGCGATACCACACTCGTTGTCCGTAACCGTCCACATCAGATCCTTGCCCGATGTCAACTCAAATCTTTCTTTTGCCATAATCCTTTAAGTTTTTGTTATTAATGTTTATTACTCGTGCTTGTATAGCTGACAATACACGCCGTTTCTCACTCGCTTGATGTAAAACACCGCTTCACCCTTTACTGGCTCATAGTCCGATTTTACAAACATAGTGTTCTTGCCATCCGTGGCAACATACTTCTCCATCCCGAACACATTCTTCGGAGTGCTATCCTCGTAATAGCTTTTGGCTACCGAGGATAGCTGGAGAGGAGATTTTTTTTCCTTTTCCATATTTTCCGTGAATTTATTTTCTATTCATAACGTAGATGATCACACGATCGGTATAATATGACAAATCGAACATCTTGCCATACTTGCGAAGGTCAGCAAGGGAAATCTCATTCACTTCGTGACCGACTTCCTTCTCCACAAGGTTCTTGAAGTTCTGGGTACCTGGGCGACAGTTACCAGCGTTCAGAGAGTCGTCGAAGGTGAACATATACTTCGCCAGTTCTTCCATGCGCTGCTTCCTCTCCGCTGCCTTCTGCGCACGCTTCGCGCGAGCGTTAAGAAGGTCGAAAGCCTGCTGCTTGCGCTTCTCTGCGTTGATGCGCTTAGCCTCCTTGAGCGTCTTCGCCTCGATGTGCTCACCTCTCACGAGATAGCCCTTCTTTGTGTCGATGTCGGCAATAGCGCGTCCCTGCTCTACCCATTCACACGCCATGCCGTCGCGCTTGAACTCGCCGCGGTAGAAAGTAATCAGACCGCCTACAAGTCGGATGCTGTAGCCCTTCTTTATTGTCAGACGGAAGCCGCGTTTAATCATCGGAAAACTACAACTATGGCTATAACCTTCGAAATCCTTCTCCTCACAACAGCCGATAGCGTTGAAGTCGCCTACTGCGCAAGTGCGGAACATGACGTGCCCGCCAGTCTTGATGTGACGCTCGATGAAGGTCTCATAGTCATAATTATAGGCTTCGCCATTCTCATAGAAGATATGACTATTCACATATTCTATATCGCGTACACGCTTCTTCTCGGCTGCTTTCTCGGCTCTCGCAGCCGCTTTTTCTGCCGCTGCCTTATCCTTAGCATCCTGTTCCAAACGTGCCAGATACTCGTCCCCATTGGCAAAGCCTTCTTTGCTCAGGAACTTGGCAAATGCCTTCTCAGCAAAGCCGAGTGTACGGCGGACAGCCTTGTCTCGCTTCTGCTCGTCCTTCTCATAAGCACCGAGCATGATGTAATCAGAAAGCAGCTCCACCTCGTTCTTGCCCTTCAGGTAGTCAGAACGGAGCATCCATGTGGCACAAGCCTCTGACACGCTCGCCAATACCTGTGCGTTAATGCAGCACTTCATGCCATTCTTACGCTTGTAAGCCTTCTCTACGTCCTTGGCGAACGTAGGGGCAATTATATAAAATCTATTGGAATTGAAGTCCACAGTCGACTCTTCATTTACGTAATGAGAGCCCCAACCGTCTGCATAATAATCCGTGTAAACGTCCATCTGATAGCTGTCAGCAAGTGGCAGAGAGAAGAATTGTGAGGCATCCCAGCAGTTATATTTCTCCTTATAACCGAAACGTACTACCGCTACCTCACGACCGCGAGTCTTGTCTGCTTTGTCAAAACGGAATGATCCGAGGAATACTGTAGCGTTCGCCTTAACATTGTTCTTGAACTCCTTAAATGTAATAGTCATATTGTGTGCTCATACCCTTGAGACTTAATTAGGCTATCTGGTGCAGCCGATTAATAAAAAATGTTTGTTTCTTTTATCTGATGCAAAGGTAGCAATAATTTTTTAAACTACCAAATAAATGACGCATAAATTACACATTAATGCGTATTTTATTATTTTCTTTGCGTTTTTCCGCCAGGCTCCACGGGGGGCACGGGTTTTTCGTGTCTTCTGTGTCGTCTGTCACCTCTCCTTGTCGCCCATCCAGGAGCTCGAACCTGGTGCCATGCCTTGCCGTGGTGGGCGTTGCGCTGCTCGCTATCCTCACGGACTGCCAGCAGCCTAACAAAATACTCTGATTATGATTATATGCTCCCGCCGATGGAGTCGAACCTTCGCAAAGGGCCGTGCCGGGCGCGGGATGGGGTAGGGCTACTGTTTGTAAACTTCAATTGTCTCTATCGCCTCACAGTCTATATAACTGTTGCAAGCCTTGCCCTGCACTGAGATAACCTCCGTGTCGATGTTGTAGCCGATGATGTCGTCCTCGCCGCTGTCGCCGTTCGCGAAACTGAAGCACACGTCATTGTGGTGCGTCTTGATCACTCCATGCTGAAGGTTGCTCTGTGCAGCCATCAATATCGTTTTAACTGTTGCAAATTTCATTGTTTTCTATTGTTTTTAGAGGGTTGTATAATATAGGGTGCTTTCTTGTGAGACGCATCAGAATGTCTGACGGAGGCAAGAGAACAGCGCATCAAGTCCTAAGTTATACTCTATGCGCTCTTTGTTGCCGAACTCGTCAGGATCAGGAGGCGTGAGGGTGATGTACTCGATGATGCGTGTCATTGCCTCACGGAGGCTTGCTTTATCCATGTCTATTGTTATAACTGTCTTTTCCATTATTTTGTTGTTTTTATTTGTTCGTAAATGCTCCTCCCAACAAAGGGAGGAAGAAAACGGCTGCACCGAATAAAGAGAACAGCACTATGCACATACAGACTACTGTCAACGCTGCAACGATATAGGTTAAAACCTTCTTCATTCGCTCTATTTTATGAAATGATTTCCCTCCAGCTTCGCCATCGTCTCAAGATAGACCATTTGCGAGGTGTAATAACAGAGGTTTTCGTATGTAACAATCCAGTTGTTATACTCTTTTTTTATGCGGTCACTCCCATTCGTGAGGTCGAAGAGTCGCTTCCAACGCTGATAAATCTCGTCTGTGTAGTCTCTCAACGGTCTGAGAGATGTTTCCAAGTCGCAAGGCTTAGAATATACAGGTGCCGGATGAACAATCTCACCATTTGCAACCTTGTGGAATACCTGACGGTAGACCTCGAACACGGAGCGAACCTTGCGGGCGATGAAGAACTCAAGGCAGGGGACGGAGAGCATGTAAATCTCTATCGGGCGACCATTTCTGACTTTTCCCCCGTTTTGGGCTAAAACCTCGGAGTTTTCGCCATTTTGGGCTAAAACTTGATAATCAACGTTTTGCAGAAACAAATCGTTAGATTTTAAAGCTCTTACGGCTTTTTCTTTGGCCGAATACACCAACGGCCACACATCATCCAGATTAACCGGAAATTCCTCACTGTCTTTCGACATTCTTAATACTTCTTCAAAGTACGCCTTAATCTCTTGGCCGGTACTTTGTTTTGTTAATTGTAGAATCATATTGTTTTGATTAAAAAATTGAAATCCTCAATATTTTACACACGCTATAAAGAGGCGTTACCACTTGATGCACACTACCATTGCCACGAACATTACCACCACGCCGAAGCCGAGGTATTGCCAACCCGTCATTATCACGGGGTCCTCCTTGTCGGTGAAGTTGTGGCGGTTGTTGAGCCACTGGCACACGCTCAATACTGCACACTGTGCCAGTCCGAAGGCTTTCGCCGTGCACTGCAAGACATACACAAGGCAAAGCACCAGGCATCTGCAAAAAGATCTTGCTACGTCCAATGCGCTCACATTGGGCGCGGTCGGTGTTGTTACTATTGCTTTCATATCTTTCTAATTTTATAGGGTTTATAACATAGTCGCCCGACGAGGAGTCGAACCTCGTCCACGTGTCAGCCGTGCGGGCGGTGTACCGTGGCTATCCTCACGGATTACCACAGCCGAAAACAAATAAATACGATTCTATAAAGTATTAAAATGTCATTTCTTGATTTTCAATTTTTCCGTGATGTTTTATGTATTCTATAATATAGGTTTCTTGTTTCGGATGGAGAAGGGCGGCGGCTTATCGTGCCGCCCAGCCTCCTTTATGCTGCTTTGCTCTCGTTGTTCGGGATAGAGGTATTCTAAGATATTTTGTATTTGCCTATCTTAACAGCATAACCGATTTTGGTCAGCTTCGTTCGTCCGAAGGCCAACACGTCGCTGTACCAAGATGTATATGTAAGAAATATGCTGTTATCCTTCTGGGTGCAGCCGAGTATATCACAACTGACGCGATGCCCCCGTTGCAAATGCTTTATATAGGCTTCCTTCGCCTCTCTTAATGTTCTATGACATTCGCCGCCAAATTTATACGGTTCATATATGTCAAACTTATAATAATCTATTCTTACCATAAATCAGTATGTTTTTATAGGGTCTATAATCGGGCACGCTGCTTGCCCAACTGGGGTAACGTGCTTGCCCATCATGGGCAACGTGCTTGCCCCAGTTGGGCAGATTTGCTGTCAGAGGTCTGCCCAATAAGTTGATGACGTAATACTCATCTTTCTGTTTTCTGTGTTCTGCCGGCTCCGTTGATACGTTCCGTAAGTTTCACGCCTGGGCGGAAGCGGACAAGCGTTTCAAAGGCTGCCTGATAGGTGGCGAATTTCTGGGGAAAGGAGCAGCCGCCGCCGTTTTCGTCGCTCACATTGACGAACACCATAAAGCCAGACGGCACGCGCTGGATTTCGTGGCGATAGTTGCCCGATGCTGTAGACTGGATAAATACCCATGTAGGGAGGTTGTTTGTTATAACGGAATTGTGATTTACCATAATTTTCTAATATTTTGCATGTTCTATAATATAGGGGCTTTCTTCTGAGCGTGTGCGAAATCCTCAATATTTCGCACACGCTATAAATAGGGAGTCTATGCGACGGCGTGCTGCTTCGGGTGTGGCGTGCCGAACAGGGTTTGCCATTCTTCGGGCGTGAGCACTTCGGCGGCTCTGCGGTCGGCGGTACTGCTTAGCCTCTGGATAGCCTCCAAGGCGCAGGACGTAGCCGCCCGCCCGCCGACGCTCTCGGGCGGTATGCTCGCGGCTAACGTCATAAGGTCATACACCTCCACGCCCAAGGCGTTGAGGGCATACAGCCGGGCGCGTAATGCGTCCAACGGGTTTTTATGCCTGCCGCTTTGGCGAAGGTCGGCGGCGACGTAACGCAATAGGGCGAGGCGGTCGGCGGTCGGCGTTGGTGCGGTGTCTGTGATTTCTCCGGCCTCGTATAACGTAGCATTCGCGCCCGTCTGGGCGGTTGTGCTGTCGGTTTCCGTTGGCTCGGTGTCGTCGGCTTCTGTCGGTTCGGTGCTGTCGCTTGTCGTGGTGGGTGTGTGCTCACCCTGGGCGGTCGGTGCGGTCGGTGCGTTCTTCTGTGGCTCACTCTCGTTGGCTGTGTCGGCTTCTTCGGCGGTCGGGGTAGCAGACACCCCGAACCACTCGCGAAGGCGTGCCACGGCCTCCGGCTCGCTTGCTTGCCACTGCTGGGCGGCCTTGTTCCAGGTCGCGCCGTGCGCCTTGATCTGCTTGCGGTTGCGGTAGGTCGTGCGGCTGTCGCCTACCACTGCCACACCCTCGGCGATGCTGACCAGTTGCAGACCCTCGGCGGGTGCGTCGGTGTCGGTCTGTGCTGCATCCTGAGCAGGTGCCGCGGTGTCGATACGCTCCTCCTCTGTGGCGGTGCGCTTGGTCGGTGTCGGGTCGGTCGGCTTGGTATAGCTGCGGAGATTCCACGCACGGCGGGCGAGGGCTGCGGCGTTGTCGTTGTAGCCAAAGGCGAAGACGTCGAACACGTCCACGCCCAGGGCAGCGGCCACGGCCTCGGCCTCCTTGGCTGTGTAGGTGTAGTTATTGTAATATCCGTGATTGTCCGTAACGTTAGCAGCTGGCACGGCGGCGAAGATGTCGGCTAACAGTGCGGCGCGTGCCTCGTCCGACATCTCGCGGCTTGTCTTAATGTCGCCCCCGTTGCTGCCCATGGTCAGGCGGGCGAACTCGGCGAACTCGGTATAATATACGTCGGTGGAATCGTCCCAGCCGTTGAAGGTATCGCGACGGCTGCAAAACAAATCAAGATCCACGCTGTCTTTAAATTCTTCCTCGGTCGGTCCGTCGGTCCATGTTAGTTCAAAATCGGCACCCCAGCCACGGCGCACAGATACGGAGAACTTCACGCCGGGGAAGGCGGCGGCGCACATCGCCAAAATGTTAGCCTTCCGGGCGTTGTCTATCTTTCGGGCGGTGGCCTTCTCCTGCTCCATCTTCTCAACGTTACGCATTAATGGCGACCACTTCGCGCAACGCTCGCGATACTGGGCAAGGCGTGCCGCCTTCTCTTCTGCTGCCTGGCGCTCTTGCTCGGCTTGTCTCTTTTCCTGGGCAGCCTTAACGGCTTCCAGTTCGTCGGCGAGCATCACGGGCCACTCTATCGGCAAATATATGTAGCGGGCGTAATTGTAGCCCTCCGAATCGATAAAAAAGTACTTACCAGATGGCGACACAACGAGGGCGCCGACGGTGTAGAATGTGGCTAATTTCTCGGGGTCGTTGTAATATTCGTTATCGTCTTCGGCCACATCCTCGGAGCGGCTGAAGCCTTGCAGGTGGTGGAGTGTTACGAGTTCGTCGGCCAATCCTGGGCGGTTAAAATCTTCCTCGCTCACATGGAAGATTTGAGCGACACAACAGAGGCGGGCGGGCTGCTCCTCGTCGGCGTGTGTGTAATAAGTGAGGTTGTGCAGCTCCTCGAATAGTCCGCGGCTTCCGTCACACTTTAAGCCGCTATTATCAGCCCAGAAGAAGCCACCCACGGCGGGCACACCTTCGAGGCGGTCGGCCTCCTGTGCATGCTCTGCGTACTTGGTGCGCTGGCGTGCTGCCTTCTTCTCTGCGATGATCTCGCGGGCCTTCGCCTCGGCTTCCTCGGTCGTGGTCTTGCCGAAGGTCTTAATATATGCCGGACGTGATACGGGCGACATGGTGCCACACCATCCGCACATACAAATATATTGCTCGTTATCGCTGTAATACTGTGCGCTCTCGGCCTTGTCGGCGAATACATTTACTAAATTCTCGGCGATCTGGTTAAATGTTGCTTTCATAATCTTTGTATTTTATTTTGTTAAAAATTCGGTGTTATAAGATGTTGCCTATAATATAGGGCGTTAATCCTCGATAGGTTCACCGTTACGGCGGTAGTGTGTGCCGTTGTTCTTCACGGCATCACGGAGGCGGCGGAAGGCGGCGAGGGTCGGCGCTTCGGCGTTCTTGGTGTCGTCGATCATTGTCATATCGGTTATATATGCGCGCCAATAGTCGCCACGTGTCGGGGTTGTATAAGTTACAATATATCGGCCATATCCGGCAACATGGAAATTAAAAGCAAATCTAATATTATTCATAATCTTGAATTTTGTTTATTGTTAAAAATTCGGTGTTAATATATATATGTCATAATAGGGCGTAAATACTTAATGCTAAGTAATACGACGACCACGGCGGCGGCTATGTTGTAGCCGACGAACTGCCAGCCGGTGCAGCGGATGGGGTCGCCATCCTGGGCACAAAACTCATGCGAGGCACGGAGCCAGGCGCGGGCGGCTATTGTGAAGCGTCGGGCAGTTCTCAGGGCTGCGGCGGTACGCTGTGCGCCGTATGTGGCGGCAAGGGTGAGAGACTGAGCCAGGGCGCGCACAACGGCGGCGGCTGTGATGGTCTGAGGGGTGGCGGTTGTTGTCTTCATTGTGTAATTTTTAAAAATTGCTTAATACCGGATTTCTCAAATTTTCGCAGGGCCTATAATATAAGGATTTTGCGCAGGTGCAACGTCGAGCGTGTCGGCGTTGTCGGTGCTCTCTGCTGTCTGGATGCTGTCAGATGATACGGCGGGCGCAATGTCGAGCGTGTCGGCGTTGTCGGTGCTCTCTGCTGTCTGGATGCTGTCGGATGATACGGCGGGCGCAATGTCGAGCGTGTCGGCGTTGTCGCCTTCTGTCACATCCTCGACAGGCGCGGCAAATGCTGCAAAGGCGTTATAATTACATTCTAATTTCGTTTTCTCGTTGTCGGCGGCGGTCGCTGTCGTTGTCAGGATTTCTTTTTTGTCACACGATGCGATCATTGCAACACATTTTGCACCGGCAAATACCATACTTTCATTTTGTGCTATATACAAGGTATCGGCGGCGTTATTAATGGTTTTCAAACGTACCGCCGAACAAGCAGCCGCGAAGGTGGCGGCGAGGTGTTCAGCCAGTGCAACACGGCGCGTAATTTCGCCGCCGTCGCCTTGTGCTGATATTGTTATAAAGTTGTCGCCGTTATATCCTGATAAACAAACATATTCACAGCCTGCAGCCTTTGCAACGGCGGCGGCGGTCTTTTTTAGTCCGCGGATGCTTTTTGCAAATCGCACGGGCGCAGACTCGTCTACATGCGAAAAGACGCTTTTATAATTCGGGTATCTTTCCGGGATCTCGTGACAGCTCGCACCATTTGAGGCAACGGCGCACAGGGTGCCACCTTCTTTATATATTGATACCTCGCAGCCCTTCGCATGCTTTATAAATGCACGATTAAGAGTGACGCCGCCGAAGGTGAACGCGTCGGCGTTAAATACTTGAGCATCGACGAGACGGGAAACATTAAGCGCGAAACTATCGCAGCAACATGCGAGACCGGCGGCGAGATCTAAATAAACGCCTTGCAACTGTGGGTGGCATCCTTTGCGCGGATCCTCGCACGCGGCGAGACTGTCACATAAAACAGCATCCAACGTAAAAACGGCGACGGCCTCGCCGTGCTCCTCGACACGCTGAAAAACAGCGCGCGCCTTTGTTCCTACCTTTGCCAAACGCTCGAATTTATAAGCCAGCACAAACGCCAGGCGCGCCGGGTAGCTACATTCGAAACCGTCAACACTAATATTAATAAGCTCTTCGGCGTCGTATTCTTTGCGAAAATACACGCCGGCGGGCGCTGTCTTGCAAGTTGTGCCAACTTTTGCCAGTTCAGCCAGCGAGTAAACGCCGGCGGGAGCATTTACACCATCGTTAAAAACACGTTCAGCGGCGGTGCGCATCTCGTTATATATATAAATATTCTTTTCCATATTCATTTATAATTAAAGTTTGTTGCGCATTATTAGAAGGCCCGCTTTTGCCAAGACAGCAAAAAAGAAATTAAAGAACGTAATGGAAGCCAAAACGGATCCAGCAAAGGGATTTTTTCCGAAATATGCCACAAAACCGCCAAAATTTACGACCGTGTTATATGTATCAATATCAATTAATACCAAAACGATCAAACAAGCGATCGAAAAGAATAAGCCTAAAAAAATTCTAAATGGTTTCATAATCATAAGTATTTATTTGTTATTTGTTTACGATTGCAAAGATATAAAGATATATTCATACTACCAAACAAAACATAAAGAAATATTTATATTTAACGTTCATTAATATAAATATATCTTCATATCTTATATATAATGTGTATCTTTGCACAATCACAATATAAATAGAATCTTATGCAAGTATATATAAAAGAGATGTTAGCCGCCAAAGGACTAACACAAAAGGATATAGCAAAAAAAATGGGTGTTACCCAGTCTAATATATCCGCCACAATCTCGCGCCCATCGTTCCCTACATTAGAGCGCATCGCCACCGCCTTAGATGCCGAGCCGTGGCAGCTGCTCGCCCCTCCTTCCGTCGTTGAGGAGCTGAAGCAAGCCAGGGCGCAGCGTTCAGGCGTTGGCGGTGGTGGATTGGTGGGTGTCGTGCGTGTCGGCTGTGAGATCTACACCGCCGACACCGTGCAGCAGCTCCGCGCCATCGTCGAGCGTCTGGAGCG